TCGCCTACCAACCATGGAGCAATGACAACGTCTTTATCGATAAACCAATCATTAACAAGTTGAACCCGATTGAGGTGACGAGCCCATTCCACACTTTGAATATCACGTTTATCCCGATAATAGAGATCATGATTGCCAGGAATAAAAAACACTCGATCAAAGTTAGCATTCAAGTACTCCAAAGATTTTAAACTGTAATTCAGCGTGAGAATATTTATAGTGCTGCGATTGTTGTGCCAATCACCCAGAAAGAAACAAGTTTCGCAATCTTTTTCTCGAGCTAAATCAGTGGCCCATTGTACAAAACGCCAACAATCCTCGTTATGCAATTGACTATTTGATTTTAAGCCATAGTGTATATCGGTGAACACTATGGCCCGGTGAAACAAATTATTCATTTATTCGTCGTATTTCCAGTCGCCTTGGCGTGTGTAGCTAGGATTATAGTTATTGAGTTCAAGAATATCGTCTCGAATATTTTGATGACGTTTTTCGATGTTCAATACACGGGTAAAACTGTTAGTTAAACTTTGTGTATAATAACTAAAAGGGTTACTACTTTTGCTTTCGTCGAATTGTAAACCGATTTGAGTTAAATGAAGGAGGGCCTGTCCTTTCATTTCGTCATTATAAGTATATCCACGCCAATTTCCTCGACTAGCATAGCGATCGCATAGTTTCATAAACATCATAGCCAATTCACGAGTCATTGATCCATGGTCTTTAGAAAAAGATCCGCCCTCTAAGTCGCCGTTCCAATGACTTCTTCCTACACAGTAAGGACTAAGATCCGAATTAATTCGATAGTGTTCGAATGGAGGAAAGTTAACACGAACATGCCGTTTACTCATTTTAATTGTCTCAATGTCTAGTTCTTCGTCTGAATCCTCAGATTCTTCTTCGAGCCTATTCATTTTTTCAGTAAAGCTGGCATTTTCCGGAATATGTTGCCATGTCATTAATCTAAAAACTAGATCTGTAACAGGGATACTATCCGGAGGGATTTTAAATTCTTCTAATTTTACTTTTTTATTCTCGCGGGAAGAATTTTCGTAATTTTTTTGTGCTATTCGAGCAGCACGAGTTTCTTTAGCTTCAGTAATTCGTTGTTCGATTTCTTTTAGATCGTGTACGATAATATCGTAATCTCGATCTTCAACGGATTTAAAGCTAGAATACGAAATTTTGCTTTTATGAATTTCGCGAAGCATATCGCGATTGTTAAGATAATTTGTTTTCATCTAATATTTATCTACCTCTCTAAGAGGATTGTACAATGTTTAACTAGTTAAAGTCAAATCATGCGGTATTTTCACCGATAAATATAATAAAAGGAACTGCTATGCCTGTGTTCAATTTATTTAATTCTGTTGTTAGAGGAACCCAAGGTGTTATCGGTAGTGTAACACAAGCTGGTGTTGGCTTGGTTAGTGCAGTAGATCCCAAAATGGGAAGATTACTAAACGCAGGATTAAATGTCGGGGGAAAAGCTAAATCAAAATCTTCTTTAGCTCGTGTTGATACCAAGACAACTTTCTCAGGAATGAAAGAAGTTGACGACTGGCGTGTACGTATATCAGTGGGGGAAAATAGTAACATTTTATATCAGGCTACAAATCCGGGAAATATATTAAAACCGTTAGTAGCCACAAAAGGAGTTATTTTTCCTTATACTCCTAAAGTAGATATAACATTTCAAAGTCAGTATACTGACACCGATATTACTCATACTAACTACGGATTTTATTCGTACAATCGATCAAGTGTAAGTTCGATTACAATAGGTGCAGAGTTTACAGCTCAAACACCCGAAGAAGCACAATATGTATTAGCAGTAATACATTTCTTTCGTTCAGCTGGAAAAATGTTTACAGGTAAAGACAGTTTAGCAGGAAATCCTCCGCCAATGTTATTCTTGGATGGTTACGGACAATATTATTTGCCACATGTTCCTTGTGTACTTACCCAATTTCAACACAGTATGCCCGAAGATGTTGATTATATTAGTGCTCCTTCTTTAGATATAAAAGAAGCAAGAAAAAATCCAGTTCCTCCCGGAGAACCCGACTCAGACTATGTAGCAGGTGCAAGTTCAGTAAGAACTAAAATACCTGTCATTAGTACAATAAGTGTTACTTTACAGCCTGTATACAGTAGATCTAAAGTTGCTGAATTTAGTACCGAAGCATTCTCTCGTGGAGATTATCTTAAAAAAGGATATATTTGATCATGGCAATTGCATACAGTAAAGCCAGTCCTTATTCAGAAACTAAAACTTTTGGAAAATTTTTAGATGTTATGCAATTTAGAAATATTCCTAAATTTCCCAGTGATGTAATTTATATTATTGATGCAATATATCAATATAGACCAGACTTGTTAGCCAACGACCTATATGGTGACAGCAATCTTTGGTGGGTATTTGCAGCACGCAATCCGAATGCAATCGAAGATCCAATTTTTGACTTTGTTACAGGAAGAACCATTTATATTCCCACACAAGAAACTTTAAACTCTGCATTGGGAATTTAGGATATAAAACGTGTTTAATTACAGTATACAAAGAGAATCCAATGGGCAATGGATTGTAGTCGATACTGAATCAGGGAAAACTGTTGGTACCGGCTCTTCGCCTAACCAAGCGATAAGTGGATCTCTTCGAAATCCTCTCTTTAGTAATGATTCAGCAACAGCTAGTGCAGCGTCAGATTCGATAGATCGTCTAAAATCTCAGGCTTTAAGGCAAGGTTACGATTTAGATACCGGTCAGTCAGTATCGCCAGAAATAACAAGATCGAATACAGCTCAAGAATCTGTCGATAGTACACAACAAGTACAAAAGTCAGAGGTAACATCTAGTTCTACTACTACTACCAATCATGCGGTCCCAACACCGGCTGCTGGTGCTCAAAATCAAATACCTCGGGATAGTCAGTCAGCTGAGAATATTGCTAAGGGAAATAATGTTTCTGAAACCGGTGCTCAGTTACCCCCAGGAACTAATGCAAATACATCTAATAATATAACCAATGAGTCTGGTAGGACTTCAGTCAGACCTTCTGGCGAAGACAGTGGATCCAATACAACTACCACACAAGTATCAGAGCAGAAACAAGAAAAAGGATCCACTGGTCAAACTATTGGACAGATACTAGGAGAAAATCCTTTAGATCAATTAGCTGATTATTCTTATGCATTTACGTTGGCAGCTATTAAACCGGACGTTTACAATAAGATTGTAAAATTAAAAGATTATACATATCGTCCTGAGCATGTAGTATTGGCTACTGGAAGTCGTAATAATGATCAAATTTCTCGAGACAAAAATTTTACTAAAGACTTTTTTTTAACAGATTTAAAATTTGATACCATTGTTGGACTTAATAGTAGAACTAAAGGTAGCAATGTTATAAACTTAACCTTTAAAATAATCGAACCAATGGGAGTAAGTTTTTTTGATAGATTATATACCATGGCCACAGAGTTAGGAGCAAGAAATTATATTGAACTCCCTTACATGCTTATAATCGAATTTAGAGGCAATACCGATGACGGACTACCGGTCACATTAAATCAACATACAAAGTATATTCCTATCAAGTTAATCAATGCTAAGTTTAAAGTAACATCAGCAGGGTCAACTTATGATATTACTGCGATACCATATAATCATATAGCGTATCAAGCCACTGAACACGGATCTACTCCGGTTAATCTTCAGGTTACTGCTAAAACTGTAGCGGATTTTTTTGCAAATAATACTAATACTAGTAAATTGACTGAGGATTTAGTTAATTCACAAAGAGAAGCAGAAACTCGTGTTTCTGTGTTATCGTCGACTGCTGCAACTGATATTGACTTAGGTGTAACTTCGGCAGAGGATCGAAGAAGAGCTATAAATGAAGTACAAACTAATTTTAAAAAGAAAGTTTTTAATGCCAGCAGTTATACACAGGCACTAAATGCTTTTCAACAAAGATTAAAATTTTTAAAACAAGTCGAAGAACCCGATGTCTATACTTTTACTATAGATGAGGATATAGCTAAAACTTTGATTGTAGATCCAAAATTAATACCGACTAATCGATTAGCATTTAGTTCCAATAGTTCTAATAGGCAAGAGGGCGGAGCAGCAACAGAAACACCTAAACAAGGAATTTTTTCAATTAATGCCGGTACTAGCATTGTTAATGTTATTAATATGATACTCCGAAATAGTGATTATATTAAAAATCAATTAACAGAAAAAAGTCAAAAAATTTCTAACAAGGAAGACGGAGTAGAAATTGCCAATGCTGAGGAAAAACCTATTAATTGGTTTAAAATAATTCCTAGTGTTACATTAGAAAAATTTGATCCAAAAAGAAATACTTACAGTAAAGTTATAAATTTTAATATTGTAAAACATATAATTTATAATACTAAATCTCCGTTAGCCCCAAAAAGTTTGCCGACACGTTGGTTACAAGAATATCAATATATTTTTACAGGCAAAAATCGTCACATAATCGATCTAGACATAGATTTCAATGTATTGTTTTTTACAATGGCCACAGCAGATAGACAAAAATGGAATCTATGGAATTCTGCTGCCGGTGCTCCGACTGACAGAGATGAATCCAAAGGATATTCTCCGTCGGATACCTTTATGCCAATAAAAACTATACCAGTAAGTAGCAACATTCCATTACAGATAGGTAGCGTTGATTCCGATACAGCTAAGGGAATCGCAGCATCCGATTTTTATAATACAGTTTTGAGTTCGTCTCGTGGAGACATGATTAATGTCAGACTAACTATTATCGGAGATCCCCGTTATATTAAACAGGATGATATTTTTTATAATCCTCAAAATTCTGAAAATTTAAAAACAGAAATATTGTCGAAAAATAATAGTATAATTTTTGATTATGAAGAAAGATATGTAAGATTAATATTTAATACACCAGTGGATTACGATTCTACCACAGGATTATTAGAAACCAATGGAAAATATGTAACCAGTCGATTTTCTGGTTTGTATAGAATTATACGTGTAGAAAATTCTTTTTCTCGGGGTAAATTTGATCAAACATTAGATCTAATAAAAATATTCAACGAAAAGAATGATTTTCCTGTTGAAAATCAATCCCCGACTGAAACTGCCAGAAGGGAAGAAACTCCTAGAAGCAGTGTTGCTCCCGAAAATCAATCCGCGGCCGAAACTGCTAGACTGGGAAGAACAGGGTTTGTTGGTAATACTATGCCGGGGAAAAATTCTATAATACCTTCGCCGGCGGCAATAATTCAACCGCCAGCTATTCCGTCGTTACAGACATTCGCAAGTGTACCGAGAAATTTCTCAGATCCGTTTTCAGATCCAAACACAAACTATAATGAAACCCCAGCATTAAGCGGTGTAACAGATCAAGATAGATTGGAAGCATTAAGAATTCAAAATCAATCAAATAATCCTGATGCAATTAGTGCCGAGCAAGTAGCTAGCAATAGAAGATTAAATCAAAGATTAACTTCTGCATTTGGTATACCTGAGGGAGCTACAGTAGATGCACCTTCTCAAGAAGATAGCTATAGTACAGGAGGATAACTTTGGCTCAATATAACGATAAAAGATCTGACAATAAACCAGCAGCATATAGTAGACCGGAATTAAGTTCGTCGAGGATTGATACAGGAGTTTATATAGGAATTGTTAAGAATAATCTCGATGATGCAAGAAAAGGTCGTTTGGAAGTTTTTATTCCTGACTTAGGCGGTGATGAAAATGACAGTCGAATGTGGAAGCCGGTGAGCTATGCTAGTCCGTTTATGGGTAGCACTTATCCAAATAACGATTCTAAAGAAACTACCTTCTCAACTGTAAATCATACTTACGGATTTTGGATGATACCTCCTGATATCGGAGCTCAAGTATTAGTAACATTTGTTGGAGGAAGACCCGATAAAGGATATTGGTTCGCTTGTATATCTCCACATGTTAGTCATAATATGATTCCAGGTGTATCGTCGACTACTAAATGGAACGGAGAAAAAGTTAAAGCAGAATTACCTGCAGATATACAAGCTCAAACCAAGGATGGCAATCAATATCCTACTATCGAATTCAACGAAAATAATCAAGAATTACGTACACCGGGATATCTATCAAAAAACGAAAGACCTTTACACAGAACACAATTCACAAATCTAGTTAATCAAGGATTAGAAAACGATCCAGTTCGCGGAACTACCACTAGTAGTAGTCAGAGAGAAACTCCTAGTGCAGTTTTTGGATTTAGTACTCCCGGCAGACCGTTACCAGATACTAAAGATAATGCAGCATTATTAGAAAAGCTTTCAAAAAACGAAGCCACCGCAGAAGATTTTATAGTTACTGCAAGACAAGGCGGTCATACCATAGTTTTAGATGACGGAACAGTTAATGGCAATGATCAACAAATAAGAATAAGAACCGCAGGTGGCCATCAAATTGTTATGCATGATAGCGGCCAAACAATGTACATTAGTAACAGCAACGGTAGTGTTTGGATTGAGTTAAGTAATTCGGGACAAATGCACATATTCTCAAGTAACGGGTTAAATGTTCGGACACAGGGAGATTTGAATTTTCACGCCGATAGAGATGTTAATATTCATTCTAATGCAAATATTAACATGAAAGCAGCAAATGGGCTAAAAGTCGAGGCACAGAAAACAGATTTTACAACTACTACAACTCATACGATGTATGCTTCGAATTTTGATATGTTAGCAAGCTCAAACGTGAAAATTCAAGGAGCTCAAATTTTAGAAAATTCAGGAGATCCAATCAGTGTACCGGAGCCTATACCAATCAAAGAGTTAGATGATGTAAAGAAAAACACAGGGACAGGAGTTTATGAGTCATTGGAAAAATCTTTAACCAGTATTGTTTCTGTGGCACCAACCCATGAACCTTATACACGTCGTGCCGGTGTTACTGTTAATAATAGTTCTCCGTCAACATCTTATTCGACTTCGGCTTCGTCGGGCAATGTTGACGGAGAAAATGTTAATGAACAGAATCCTAATATTCCTGAAATGTCTTCCATCGAGTGTAATGTCAATGAAGTTCAAGTATCTGGAGGAGTTTTAACTACAGAAGATGGAACTCCGGTTGGAACCGGGACTAGACAATTAGATCCCGGTCCGAGTTCGGCCTTGGGAAAACCGTTAAAAACACGGTTGAATCCCAGTCAAATGAAAGATCAACCAACACCGATCGGAGGAATAGGCCCATTGAGTGCCGGCGAAGTAAGAGCAGTTATGGGACAATTAGGATGGAAAGAAAGTACCTGGAACTACTCGGCATTGAATACCATTGGGTATGCTGGAAAATATCAATTTGGTGCTGCGGCATTAGTTGATCGCGGCTATATTAAAAAAGAATACTATGATCAATATAAAAATGCCGCATTGACTGTTGCATTAGCTTGGACCGGAAAAAATGGAATTAATAATCGAGCAGCTTGGTTGGCAAACAGTCAAATACAAGAACAAGTTATGTACGAACAGCTACAGGCTAATTATCAACGTATGGTAGGAAACGGCGGAATTAAAGACGGCGACGATAAATGTACTATAGCTGGTATGCTGTGTGTAGCTCATTTGTTAGGACCTAATAAAGGCGGAGCAAGACCCGGGGCTCTGGGATGGAGACAAACCGGATCAGGTGCTGATGCCAATGGAACTACAGGGATAGAATATTATAACTATGGAAGATATGCTATCGATGTGTTAGCAAAAGGAACATAAATCATGACAATATATCGTGGGTTTAGCTCAAAAAATAAAATTAAAAATTACAAATTAAATGACTACGAACTTATAAAACAAGATCTGTTAAATCATTTTAATACACGAAAAGGGGAACGTGTAATGAATCCCAATTTTGGAACTATTATTTGGGATTTATTATTTGATCCATTTACCGAAGAACTAAGAACTGCTATACAGGACGATATCACAAGGATTGCTAATTCAGATCCCAGAGTTGTTATAGAAGCCGCATCAGTTACTGATTATCAACATGGGATTCAAATTGAATTACAAATTCTCATTAGAGATACTAACGAACTAGAAAACATGACAGTGACATTTGATCAACGTACAGCACCCACGGTAAACACTATATAAATAATAGATAAGTGAGATAATCAGAATGGCCATAACTAATAGACAAAATCGAACAATTGCTGCCGAAGATTGGACTAGAATTTATCAAAGTTTTAAAAACGCAGATTTTCAAAGTTATGATTTTGAAACTCTACGTAAAAGTATGATCGATTATCTACGACTTTACTATCCAGAAAATTTTAACGATTACATTGAAAGCAGCGAATATATTGCCTTAATTGATTTAATTGCTTGGCTTGGACAAAATCTAGCTTTTAGAACAGATTTAAATGCACGTGAAAACTTTATTGACACGGCCGAACGTAGAGATAGTGTACTTAAATTAGCTAAACTTATTAACTACAATCCTAAAAGAACACAAAGTGCTCAGGGGTTATTAAAAATAGATAGTGTCAGTACTACAGAATCAGTATTAGACAGTGACGGAATTAATTTAGCAAATATTGCCATCTCGTGGAATGATGTATCTAACGAAAATTGGTTAGAACAATTCAGAACAGTATTGAATTCCGCATTAATTAACAGCCAAATAATAGGTAAACCCGGAAATAGTCAAACTATTTCGGGAATACGAACTGAAGAATATAGTGTTAATTTGACAGGAACTCAAAGTCCGGTTATCCCGTTTCAAAGCACAGTCAATGATATAACAATGAATTTTGAAGTTATTAGTCCTTCTAGTTTAAATCAAAGTTATTTGTACGAGCAACCTCCTTTATTGGGACAAAATTTTAATATTCTTTATCGTAACGATAATTTGGGTAATAATAGTACAAATACTGGATTCTTTTTAATGTTTAAACAGGGAACTACATCAAGTATTGATTTAGTATTGAACGAATCCTTACCTAATCGGGTTATTAATATTGATGTCAATGATATTAATCAAGAAGACCAATGGTTATATCAACTAAATTCCAGCGGTGTTGAAACTACAGCATGGACAAAAACTGCTACTGTTAGTGGTGTAAATGTTATCTATAACAATAGTCTAAATAGAAACATTTTTCAAATTAATAGTCGAGCCAATGATCAAATTAGTTTAGTGTTTGGCGATGGTAGTTTTGCTAATATACCGACTGGTAATTTTCGATTTTATTATCGTGTAGCTAACGGAGTTTCCTATAAAATAAGTAGCCAAGAATTACAAAATATATTGATATCAATCGACTATGTTAGTCGAACAAATCGAGTCGAGACATTAACCTTACGAGCTAGTTTAAAATATACTGTTAATAATGCTACTGCAAGAGAAACTTTAACAGAGATCAAAACTCGAGCACCACAACAATATTATACTCAGAGTCGAATGATATCGGGAGAAGATTACAATATCTATCCCTATACTGCATATTCTAATATATTAAAAGTTAAATCAATTAATCGAACTAGTAGTGGTATAAGTAAATTTTTAGAGTTAGTAGATGCATCAGGAAAATATTCTAGAACTAATATATTTGCTCAAGACGGAGTAATATATAAAAATACTTCGTTGAAAGTATTGTCATCGTTCTCATTTAATTATTCTAGCGAAATAGAAATATTTCTAAGAAATTCGATTATCCCTATTTTAAGTCAACCATACGTATTACATTTTTATTATGAAAATTACGATCCGACAACTATATCGAATTTAGAATGGGTATCTCAAACAACAGATTCTAATCTTAACACGGGATATTTTGTTAACGGCAGTGGAACTGTTCAAACCATTGGGTCGGGTGGTTATGCATCAATTAAATCAGGTAGCTTAATCGAACTTACTGCACCAGCAGGTAAATTCTTTAATGCTCAGAATCAATTAGTGGTCGGAACACCAACTAACAAGAATGAAAAAACAGTAATCTATGTAAAAATTTTAGCAACCACCGACGGGTTGGGTATTAGTAATACAGGTATTAATGCCAATGGATTAGGTGCAGTATCGATTAATAATATTGCTCCCACCGAGGCAATTGTATCTAGAGCTATTCCTGAATTTAGTAATAATTTTAGTGACAGTGTTATATCTAGTATTAAAACGGAAATGTTGTCCAACAATACATTCGGGTTAAGTTATGATAATGTTACAAGTAGTTGGTCGATTGAAAGCCCAGTGAATACCTCAGCTGATTTTGATATTAACGATTCGGAAAAAAATTGGTTGATTTTATTTGATCATTCGGGTAACGGGGTCTACAATGTAAAGTTTCGAAGTATCGAATACTATTTTGAAAGTGTAAGAGAAACTAATTTTTATTTTGATAACAACCAACGAATTTTTGATGCAGTAACCGGTACAGTAATAAAAGATCAAATAAATGTTCTTTCCATTAATACAGATCCAGTGACTGGAGAAAGTTACGAATCGGATATGGTCTGGAACATTTATGATAATGTAATAGAGATCGACGGATATCAAAATCCCAAACGTGTATTAGTAACCTACGCAGATTTAGACAACGATAGTATTCCAGATAATCCATATCTGTTTGATCGTATTGTACGTACCGGAGAAGCTGGTGTTAAAGATTTAGTTTATTTCAGAAATGAAGCCGGGTATGATGGATTGGTAGAAAGAAATTTTATAGATAATCAAACAGTAGTATCGGATTATCAGACTGAAACAGACATTATAAATGCTAAAAACTTTTATCCTGTTGGGCAACTCTTTTATGCTACTAATTTTGGATTATTCTATAAAACTATTTTAAGTAATAATACAAAAACAGTAGTTGATGCCGGCAACGGATATATGAAATTTACAGGAAGACAAGATTTATACTTTCAATATCAACACAATGCTAATAATACTAGACGTATAGATCCTAGTACTACTAATATCATTGATATATTTGTGCTAACTAAGAGTTATAACGACGAATACGGTGCTTGGTTACGAGATACAACCGGCATATTAATTGAACCAGAAAAACCCACAACTGATGCATTAAATCAAGAATTTGCAGACTTAGATGATGTTAAAAGCATTAGCGACTCTCTAATAATGAATCCGGCAAGTTTCAAGCCTTTATTTGGAAATAAAGCACCCGAAACACTAAGAGCTACATTTAAAGTGGTTAAAAATCCTAACGTGTCGGTTAGCGATAATGAAATTAAAACCACTGTTATATCGGCCATTAATCGATATTTTGAGATTGAAAATTGGGATTTTGGAGAAAGTTTTTATTTCACAGAACTGAGTGCATATTTGCATTCTACGTTATCACCCACAATAGCTAGTGTAATTATAGTTCCAACTAGTGCTAATAGTGAATTTGGAGATCTATTTCAAGTTAATGCTGAGCCATACGAAATAATTACTAGTGCTGCCACAGTGGACAATGTAGAAATTATTCCGGCGGTAACTGCCTCGCAAATCGGCCGTCTTTAATAATGGTAAATAGTTATACAGAGTTCATTCTGTATAACTTTACAATCAGTGCTGAGATATGGCAAACAGTAAAACTTTAGATTTTTTACCAGAATATTTAAAAACGTCAGCAAATAAAAGATTCTTGGGTGCTACCTTAGATCAATTAATGTCTGAACCAAGGTTGAAAAAATTCAACGGCTATATTGGAAGACAATTTTCTCCAGTATCGCGACGTGACGACAAATATGTAATCGAAAATACTTCAGATCGTCAAAATTATCAACTGGAACCCAGCATTGTAATATCAGACGATCGGGGTATGGCAGAATTTTATGCTAACTATACCGATATATTACAGCAAATTAATTTCAATGGTGGCATAACAAATGCTCATAGCAGATTGTTTGCTAATCAAAATTATAGTTATAATGGACACTTTGACTTAGATAAGCTGGTCAATTTTACACAGTATTATTGGTTGCCAAATGGACCAGATGTAGTTGAAGTGGGATTAGATTATGTTCCATTGGAAAAAGATTTTGTAGTAACAGTTAATAATAAAAACAATGGTTATTTGTTTGATACTGATCCCAATAAAAATCCCGAAATAATTTTACGACGTGGCGGATCTTATAGTTTTGCTGTTGGACATAGCGGAAGTAAATTTTATATTCAAACAGAATTAGGATCAGGTGTTAGTGTAAACAATCCTAACATTTCAACACGAGAAATTTTTGGTGTTGTGAATAACGGTGTTAATACTGGTACTGTAGTTTTTAATGTTCCACTATCTAGCGATCAAGACTCATTTAAAAATATGCCGGTTGGATTTAACGCCGACTTAGCCACAACATTATCGTATAATCAACTAGCCAATAGACTGCTTAGTGATGTGCTCGGCGACTATGAATCAATCGATGGATATGTCGGAGATTTAAATAACAAATATATTATATTTTTAGACCCCGAGAACACCGGGGGAAATTGGACTAGTATTGCTGCACTAGATGAGAACGATAATCCATTACCGGGATATCCTAGTCAAACTATCTCGTTGACTAATCGAGCTAATGTATTCCAAATTAAACTAATAGAATTAACTACTGATTATCTTGTTACATTAATAAATGTCCATAATACAATAACAGATACTAGAATTTTTGTAAACAACGGAGAAAATTACGGCGGATTGCAATGGTATAGATCGGGAAATAGTTTAGTAGAATATCCTATTATTACAGCTGATCAAGATATATTATTTTATCAAAATGATTCTAATCCTAATTTATCCGGCCGTATACGTTTAGTTGATTTAGAAACAACTGTTATCGATATAGAATCGGAAATATTAGGTAAGACCGAATATACAAGCCCCAATGGTATAAAATTTGAAAACGGACTTAAAATCGGATTTGATAATTCGGTAACGCCCTCGTCCTATGCTAATAATGAATACTATATCGAAGGTGTTGGAAAAAGTATTCGTTTAATTAAAGTAGAAGATTTAATTGCTGATTGGGAATCATCAACAGCATATTCTGTAGATGATTTATTTCTTTATGATAAAATAGCCTATAAAGTAACTACAGATTTTACTTCAGGAACAACATTCGATGAACCAGGAACTAGTAAAGGAATTAATTACGAATTTTATGATAACATCGATTACATAACTATCAATCGAGGAAGCAGAGACAAAAATCTTTGGAGTAGAACTAATCGCTGGTTCCATCAACGCACAATATTAAGTTCTGCCAACTATAACAAAGTACCAATGATATTAAATCAATCTTATCGAGCAAAACGACCAATAATTGAATTTGAGTCGGACTTGCAGTTATTCAACTTTGGCAGAGAGTTTATTACTCAAGTTGATTTCTATGATAATACCTACACCGATGCCTTTGGCACAGAAACAATAATTACTTTTGCTGGATCCACTGATCTTACTACCAATCCTTTAACTACATTAGTGTTTCAGGATGTTACATTAACCTCGGGTATGAAAATTATATTTGGTGCTGATACTGACAACGATGTAAAAAAAACTATATACGAAATTTCTATTGTAGAATTAGATGGCAACGATACTATTATATTGACACCATACGCAGTGGTGGAAGAATATCAGAACGTAGAAGTTACTAACGGATTTTATGCTAACAAATATTATCATTATCAAAATAATCAATGGTTTCAGAGTCAAATTAAATCAACGATTCAACAGAAACCATTATTTGATGTTTTTGATATCGAAGGACTGAGTTTATCTGAGTGGCAGTTCAGTAATTTCGTTGGTACTAGTTTATTTTCTTATAAAGTAGGTACCGGGACCGACGACAGTGTATTAGGATTTCCTCTTTCGTATCGTAATTTAGGAAATGTCGGCGACATCGAATTTACAAATAATTTTGAAGTAGACAGATTTAATTATCAGATTGACAATCTTTTAACTACCAGCGATGTTAGTGTAGGATTTTTAGGAAAAAATATTTCTAGGACCGAACAACAAAAAATAAATGTTTGGTCAAGCTCCGTCGATAAAACTCAACAATATCAATTATTTTCGGAAATCGGAGATGGTATCAAAGATTCGTTTACATATAATCTTATTGTAAGCACTTCAGGAGTAAACACCCCGGTTAAAGTTTATATAGACAACGAATTAGAAAATTTTGACAATATAGTAATCACTATCGCTGATAATAAAACTACTATAGTTTTGGATCGTGTTCCAGAAGCGGATAGTAAAATCGATATACTAATCTATAGCGATCAAACGGATAATAGTGGATTTTATCAAATACCGTCAAATTTAGAAAACAATGCACTAAACGATGATTTTAGTGAATTAACATTGGGACAAATTCGTTCTCATGTTAAAGAAGTATTTTCTAGTTTACAAGATTTAGTTGGAGTAGAATTAGGAAATAATAATTCTAAAGATTTAGATTATAGTCAAATATCAGGAACAATATTACAGCATAGTTCACCGATGATCTACGGAGGACTATTTTTAACACATCAAAAAGCTAATTTTATTCAAGGTGTACAGTACGCTCAGAAGGAATATAACAAATTTAAAAATAGATTTCTTGAACGTGCTAAGTCGGTCAACTTCTACGATCAAACCAAAGTCGCTGAACATGTAGACGAAATACTCAAGCAATTAGTACTGGCTCGAGCAACAGATAGTCCATGGTACTATAGTGATATGGTTCCTTATGGAGACAATCGGACCACTTATTCTTATACAGTATTAGATGTAGATATAGAATATTATCAAATTGAATCGATTATAAGCGAGTCGGCAGCTAGTAATCGAGCGGTATTAGTTTATCTAAATTCTGAGCAACTAATCAAAAATAAAGATTACGAAGTAAGTCAAACTTTACCAGCAATCAAATTATTGCCTGAGTTATCAAGATCGTTAAATGATATTATTACTATCGTAGAATATACTAACACCGATGGTAATTTTGTTCCTGAGACACCAACTAAATTAGGTCTTTATCCCAAATTTGAACCTAAAATTTATTTAGATGATAGGTTTAGTGAACCTATTTCGGTAATACAGGGGCATGACGGAAGTATCACCCCGGCTTTCAACGATTATAGAGATTTATTTTTATTAGAATTAGAAAAAAGAATATTTAACAATCTAAAAACTCAGTACGATATAGAAAATCGTAGTGTTATGTGGAATATACTTCCTGGTAAATTTCGAGTTTCAAAATTTACAAAGAATGAGTTTGATTTAATTATTTCGAGTAATTTTCTTAAATGGGTAGGATCAAACCAGTTAGATTATATTACTAATCAATTTTATGATAGTAATAATTCTAAAACTTGGAATTTTAAAAAATCCACCAGTGTTTTAGATAATGAAGTTTTGCCTGGAAATTGGCGTGGAATTTATAGATATTTCTACGATACGGATAGACCTCACAGTCATCCTTGGGAAATGTTAGGATTTAGTGAAAAACCAAGTTGGTGGGACGAAGAATATGGTGCTGCTCCTTATACAAAAGGAAATAGTATTCTTTGGACTGATTTAGAAAACGGTTATATTAGACAAGGAACCAGAATAGGAATTGATTCGAGATTTTCTAGACCGGGACTGAGTAGAATAATTCCTGTGGACGAATACGGAGATTTAAAAACTCCAGATACGTTCTTAATTAAAAATTTTAACGGAAACAATACAGCTAGTAGTTGGGCAGTCGGTGATATGGGTCCTGTTGAATCAGCATGGAGAATGAGCAGTGATTATCCTTATGCTATGCAGATCGCATTGGCATTAACTTCACCGGCTGAATATTTTGGATTAGGGATAGACAATAATAGATATCTGTACTTTAGCGAACTCAATCAAATGTTATATTCTGGCACTAAAGATAGAATTAAACCTTCGAGGATAGTGGTCCATGGATCAACAGTTGATGGCCAAATACAGAGAAGTGCTAGTTGGCTAAATTGGATAGTAGATTATTTAAACGGCCAAGGAATTTCGGGCTATGCAGAGGTTCGTAGATTATTAGATCAAATTGATATAAGATTAAGTTATAAACTCAGTGGGTTTACTGATAAAAATTTATTAAAAATTTATGCCGAACAAACTAGCCCGGGCAGTACTAACGATTCTATTTTAGTTCCGGCAGAAAATTATCAACTTCTATTACATAAATCTACTCCTGTTCGTAGAGCAGTTTACAGTGCAGTGATTATTAAAAAGACCAGAACGGGATATAGTGTTGAGGGTTATGATTATCATAATCCATATTTTACTATTGTACCTAGTAGAAGTAACAATAATTATTCAGTAATTAAAGGAATAGAAAAGTCTGCTAAAATTTATAAAGATTACCAGTTAGTGTATCTAACAATACCTTACGGATATGAATTTCAAAATAGACAACAGGTAGTAGATTTTTTAATTAGTTACCAACGATATCTCAATAGTCTAGGATTTAAGTTTGATGAATTCAACGATGAGCTTAAAAAAGCTCAAGATTGGAATTTGAGCTCACAAGAATTTTTAGTATGGAGTGAGCAAGGATGGGGGGAAAACTCAATACTTGTACTAAGTCCAGCTATTGGAAAACTTTATCTTGAGGACAGTTCTGCGGTAGTAGACGAGATCAACGGAATCTGGGGAGGATCTCGATTACTGGATCAAAATTTTGTTTCCATCAAAGGATCAGAATTTGAAACTGTGCGTGATAGTGATAGTTTTGTTGTAGAAACTTTTCAAAATAAAATCATTGGATTAGCAGATTTAAGTTTGGTGCAATACGAACACGTATTGCTATTAGATAATCAAACAGTTTTTAGTGATATAATTTATGATCCCAATGTTGGAGGTAGACAATTTAGATTAAAATTAGTCGGATCAAAAACAGCCGATTGGGCAGGGCGATTATTTGCTCCTGGGTTTATCTATACAAACGGATCTATACCAAATTGGCAAGCAGGAAAAGATTATCAAAAAGGTGATTTAGTTTCTTTTAAAAACAGAATATATTCTGCAATTGATTTTATTCCAGCGAAGGATTTATTTGATTTTGCCGACTGGAGTTTAAACACTACAGCAACAACTACACCGACTTTATTTTTAAATTTCTCTGCTGATGCCAAAAAATTTGTAAGCATATATGATGTGGATTCTGATTATTATGATGTTAACTTAGAACTTTATAGTCATAGTTTAATTGGATTTAGAAATAGATCTTACCTCGACGATTTTAGCTTAGAACCCAAGACACAGGTCAAATTTTATCAAGGATTTATTAAACAAAAAGGCACACGAAATGCAGTTAATGCATTAACAAATGCTCAATTTAATAAGTTAGGTGGAGATATAGATTTTTACGAAGAGTGGGCAGTTCGTGTAGGGTCTTTTGGTGCTGTATCTAATAAAAAAATTACCGAAGTAATCATCAATGAGCAACTGAGAGATTCTAATCCTTTTGGTGTTGAAATTTTAAGTTCGAATGAAACCGGCTCGGGTGATATGTTTAGATCTTATAGTGTAGCGGATCTGTATAGCAAAGAAACCGATTTCTCTGGAAATTTATTTAATTATAGAAACAATCAAGATGGAATATACGATCAGGATATTGTAACCGCCGGGCCGGTAAGACCAGACGAAGCAGATTATGCTATATTCAATTTTAGAGATCTTATAAATCAACCCAGTAGTTTAGTATCTAATATTGATACTGGGTATAAAATTTGGACTGCAAAAGATTTTTCTAGTCAATGGAATATATACCAAACAGTCAATACTGACAATCTCTTAACAACAATAAATTACGGAGTTGACAATACAGCAGAATTTGTTTTTTACAATCGTCACGATTTAAGCGAAGAAGAAATAATTATTGTAAAAGGGTTTGATGATATACTAGACGGTGTTTATCAAGTTTTAAGTGTTGATTCTTTATATTCTGTTACTGTAATAACCGGCGGAACCCGAACTGCATATTTAGAGTCAGCAGTCACCGTCGAATCTTCGGGAATAATTTTTAAATTAGAATCAATGAAATTAGATAGGTTAACAGATGTCGGCGATAAATCAAACTGGATGGATGGCGATTTAGTTTATGTAACTTATCCTAATAACAGTAATGTATACGAGAAATCTAGCCCGTGGCAATGGGATTCGACATTTAATACAACTATAACTGATAGTAATTGGGGAAGAATAGCCAAACTATCTCCTAACGAAAGAATGTTAGCCATTGGTGTTCCTAAGAGTAGTCCGATTGTCGAATATTATAATATAGCTAGTACTCCATATAGACTAACAATAGCCCCGCCTTTGTCGGGATCTACTTATTTTGGTCATAGCGTCGAATTAACAAACAATAGAATGTTTATTTCTAGCTATGGATATAGTTCTAATAGGGGATATATTGCAGTATATAAACTAGTTGGGCAAGCATATTATTTAGATCAGATCCTATTAGGGGGTAATGCTAGTACTGGTAAATTTGGTTACTCTATGTCAGTCAGCGAGGATCAGAGATGGCTTTATGCTGGAGTACCCGGAGATAATAAAGTAAGACGATTTAAAAGATACGAAGTTCCTAGAGAATTGTTTACGCTCTCTACTACAGCTCCTACAGTAACTTATAGTTTAAATTGGACAGTAGATCCTTTATCATCGCAAGCTATACGTGTTTACGAGACATCTAGTGAACAATGGTTAGCGGAAGGTATTGATTACACAATCACTGGTACTAATGATTCGATTACTTTTACAGTACCAGCAACAACAGAATATACAATATTTAAAGACAGTCACTATGTGTATGCCGGAGAAATTACTGAGCCTTCTCCATCCGCCGGCGACGAGTTTGGATACGATATTAAATGTAGTACCGACGGTAGACAATTAATTGTTGGTGCACCTGGTAGAAATTCCGATTCGGGAAAAATATTCATATATGATCGGACAGTTGAGGCATTTACTTCGTTGCAAGGGTCGACTGTTTTTGATTGTGAAAGAAGTTTACAATTGTCGGGTTCGCAGCCTTTATTTGATGTAAGAGTCAACGGATTACTTAAAGAATATCTAGTTGATTATGTCAGAACCGATTCGGATACTATCACATTCACTTACACATTGAATGGCGGAGATATAGTAGAAATAGAAAACAATCAATTTAATTTAATACAAGAATTTATTAGTGAACTCGATCAAGCTAATTCGAGATTTGGTAGTAGAGTGAATTTATGTAGTTATAATTGTAGTGTTTATGTTTCACAACCTGAATATCAAACACCGACTTATAAAAAAGGTGTAGTATCTAGATATGTTAATAGGTCTCGGATCGAAGGATCTATTACAGGAGGTATTATTTCATCTCCGTCTTCTTGTGTAACTATTGGGCATTCAATTCGAATAAATGATTTTGAAATTTTCTTTACCGGGCAATCATTGACATCGGTGATCGATGATATAGAAAATGCCTCGATACCTGGTATTTCAGTATCACAAAGCAACGGAAAAATTACGATCAGTGCAGACTCGGTGTTGGCTAATAATACACTAAGAATATTACCCGGCCTAGGAACTGGACTAGAAGATCTCGAATTAACAATTTTTGAGTTTAGTCAAAACATTTTTAAGCCCGGAGACTCCGACCAGGATTATGGTTATAGTATTGAATTAAGTCCCGATGCTGAACGATTTTATGTTTCAGGAGGCAATACTACAATCATTTACAGACCAACGTGGTCCGACGAAACAACTTGGGATTCTAATAGTACTAATTTCTTTGATGAAATCGATCAGGCAGGAACAATATACGAATATGATTTATTAACAGATCCCGATGATACTACAATAATTGCTTATGTACAAAGCTTAATACCAGAAACTCTAATAGACGATCCCGATTTTAACAAAGTTATGGCCATTGGAAATAATTCTGCTATAATGTTGAGCAAAAAAGATGCTGTGGTCGGTAAAATCGATATATTCAAAAATCCCAGTGGAAAGAAAGGTTGGAGTCTGGTTAGATCGCAAGGACAAATTGTAGATCTAAATAGTATTGATAATTTTTATCTTTACAATAAAAGAACAAATTCTTTAGTGACATATTTGGATCATATTGACCCTGCCAGAGGTAAAGTGTTAGGGGTTGCGGATCAATTTTTAGATTTTAAATCGTCATTTGATCCAGCTGTTTATAATAAAATAAACAGTACAACATCAGATTCTGATTATTTTTGGTCAAGCTATCAGATCGGTAAAGTTTGGTGGAATTTAGACAAGATAAGGTATATTGATTATCAACAGTCTAATAGAGAATACCGTTTAAGAAATTGGGGCAAATTGTTTGAAGGAAGTCAGGTCGAAATATGCGAATGGGTTGAAAGTCCGGTTCTTCCCTCTCAGTATCGTAGTCGAGGACTTTCGGGGATTCCTTTATTCGAGGACGATTCTCGATATAGTCAAATTACACAGGTTGATACACAGTCGGGTTTATTAAAAACCAAATATTATTTTTGGGTCACAGACAAAATAACTGCAATAACTAATAAATCGATCAGTATTAGCTCAATTAAAAATATTATACAAGATCCAGTTCAACAAGATATTCCTTATGTTGCTGTACTAGATGATAGATCATTGGCAATATTTAATTGTAATCAATATTTCAGTAGTAACGATATAGTACTAAAAATTACAAGTCGAGGGCTTAGTAAAGATTTACCAGTACATCACGAGTGGCAAATAATCAGAGAGAAAAACGACGAAACTATTCCTGAGTTTTTAGTAACTAAATTAGTTGATAGTTTGTTAGGAAATAGTGTAGTGGGCAACGAATTAAGAGAAGTTCCTGATACTACATTGTCTGACAATATGAGATATGGAATATCTATTCGTCCTCGACAAACAATGTTTGTAGATAGATTAGCAGCTTCTAAAATCTTTGTTAATTACATTAATAGAGAATTACAAAAAAACATTATAGTGGGGTCTAAGGACATAACAAATTTATATCAAAAAGATCCTGAGCCGACCCTGGGTTATACATTAGAATTTGATTCGTATGAAGAATTGATTTCTATAGATTTGACTTCATTGGACAACGGTACAGTTGTTCTAGTTCATAGTAGCAGCGAGTATATGGGCAATTGGGCATTATACCAAATTGATGACGGAGAACTAACTGCTATACAAGTACAACAATACAATTTAGATGACTACTGGGCTTTCTCGGATTGGTATGCTGATGAATTTAATCAAAAAACAATTCCTAATTATATAATTAACACCTTCTCGGAATTGGCCGGATATAATGTACAAGAAGGTGAGATCGTTCGCATTAATAATATCGGGGACGGGAATTGGGGAATTTATCAAAAATCAGGTTTATCATATGATCCCAAAGGAATAGGTAATGGAACTATTCAAATTAATTCGTTAATATATGATCCTACTAGTGCCGGTATAGGATTAGATATTCTTAGTTTTGACTCGATTCGATTCGACTATAATCCAACTATTGCATTCAGAACAATGATAGAAACTCTCCGTAATGACATTCTTATTGATGATTTAAAATATATTTTCGTCGGATCGATTTTTGCTATGTTTGAATATATTTTCTACGAGCAGAAACAGCCTGATTGGTTATTTAAAACTAGTTTTATTTCTGTGAATCACAATCTTCGTCGTTTAGATCAATATCCTAGTTATGTCAGAGATAATCAAGACTATTATCGATCTTATATCGAAGAAGTTAAACCATATCGAACAAAAATTAGAGAATATCTCTTAAGATATGAAGGTGACGATATAGCACCTCTTTCCTTATCAGATTTTGATTTACCTGCATATTACGATCCGGAATTAGGAAGATACAGATCAATTGATACAGAAACTGATACTGAATTATTAGAACAACAACCGTATTCTTTGTGGAATCAAAATCATAGTTTTTACATAGAAAATGTAGAAATAATCAATGGTGGAGGCGATTATTTTAAAGAACCAACACTAATAGTAAATGGAGGAAACGGAAAAGCAAGACTAAGAGCTACCGTCGAAGGAGGAATTATCACTGGTGTTACAATAGTCAATGGCGGCGGCGATTTTATGGAAGTGCCTACTATCACAGTAGTGCCGGCGGATTTTGGAAATTCAGCTCAGTTAATAGCAAGATTAACAAATAAAACAGTGAGAAGTATTGCTACAACTATTAAGTTTGATCGTATTGCATATACCGGCCAAATACAAAACTGGCAAGCAAATACATCTTATGTAAACAATGATATTTTTGTTCACGAAAATAAATTTTATTTAACCTACAACGATTTTACTTCAGGAGCAACGTTTACTACGGCACCAACTACCACGTTACTCACTGCACTAACCGACGAGTCAAATCCTGCCTACATTGATGTAGTAAGCATAAGCGGATTTGAATCAACTGGTGGTTATTTTATCATCGATGACGAAATATTCCAATATGATTATATCACATTAGCATTCAATAGATTCGAAGGGGTAACAAGAGCTAAATTAGATTCTACCGCAGCAGCTCATTCGATCGGTAGTACAGTTAAAAGATTTAATTATAAAGAAATCGGTATAGCAGAACTTCGATCAGCTATGGAACGTGCTTATTACTATTATCAGCCTGGCACAGGAATGACACCCAATGATGTTAAACAACTATTCTCAGGAGTAGATTATTCAGGTGTTAGAGTACAAGGAACCGGTGAGTTTGCTGGAGAACAAGTTACTGTATACGATATCGAATATGAAGGAGCACCGCAGCCCGAGTTAGAAAATATAGATGTTTTCTATAGAAGTTCTTTCTTGGATACTAGTCTCGGAACTCGAGCCGAAGATATTAATGTTCATGGCGGAAAATTTGTTGATACATTTAACAGTCATGCACCCGAAGAATTAATACCGGGTAGAATATATGATACATTAGAGATTAGAGTTTTCACAGAAGATTCCGGAAACTTTATCGGATTCCGAGTATTTCATACTATGAATTGCAACACTACAGATTCGAATTTGAATCCGCAACCGACTGTGCAATTGGCAGAATCGTTAAGTAATTCTGCTACATCGGTTAAAGTTATTACTTACGAAAATAGTGCAGTTATGCTACCATTTTCGGGACCGCAGGCCACATACAATCCAACAATTGTAATCAATGGAGAAACTATACAATACACTAATTATAATCCCGGATCAGGAATTATCAGCGGCATGATACGTGGAGCCGGGGCAGTCAATCATCCTTCTGGAAGTTTTGTGACAGTGCTTGACAATCTTAAAGATTATAGATTCTACTATCGTATTAGCGGAGATCATACAACTACTTTAGCAGAGCCACTAAACTATTATGACACGGAAATTAAATTAACCGATTCGACTAATTTTATACAGCCGTCATCGACCGATAATATCCCCGGTATTGTTTTTATAAACGGAGAGAAAATAGTTTATTGGACAATAAATTATGTTACTCATACATTAGGACAACTAACAAGAGGAGTAAGTGGAACAGGTATACCGGAGATTCACGCATCTGGCAGTTTAATTTCGGATGCAAGTCAACAACAAGTAATCGATAACGCCGATTCGGTTGTATGGAGTCAAACTGGAACTAAGTTATTTGATAGTATTACTACACAGGCGGGCTTCTTAAAAACTAAGTACAGTTACGATCCATCAAATTGAGAATAAATAAATGATGAATAAAAAAGATAAACCATTGGTACCTGAACAAGAAAAAAAGATCAAACCGGATGTAGCTGCTGGTCTATTGTTGCAAGCTCATTTAAAAATTTCAGATCCAAAAACTGGGCAGGTATTACTAAAAACTAGAGGATAAATGGTTAAAATGATATTACCAACATTAATGCACGGACATGTAAAAATTACCGATTTGACAGAAAATCGCGTACTAGTAGATAAAGATAATCAAATTCATTATGAAAACATGAGTGTTTCATTGGCTAATTGTGTATCTGGCGTCGGCGGAGGATCTATTAAAAGTATGGCATTTGGAAGAGGGGGAACTAGTGTAGATGTAACTGGAATTATTACATATCTACCCCCAAACACAAACACTCAACAATCGGATTTATATTTACAATCATATTCAAAAGTTATTAATCAATTTTCGGGAGAAAATACCGATCCGATTAACAATAAAATGGAAATAAGACATCTAGCTGGAGAAGTCTATACAGATATTTTAATTAGTTGTTTACTTGATTATAATGAACCCAGTGGACAGGATGCATTTGATACAGCCGAAGATACCGACGGAACTTATGTATTTGATGAGTTAGGTATTAAATCCAGTGAAGATAAATTGTTAACTCATGTTATTTTTCATCCGATACAAAAATCATTAAATCGATTAATTCAAATCGATTATACAATTAGAATTCAGACTTTAACTAATTTGAGTGGAGTATAATTAATGCCGTATTCAATTACTAAAACAGATGGATCGCCATTAACAGATTCATCTGGTAATCCATTGGTGGTTTTAGATAATACCATTAACTCAGATAAAACTATTGTGTTCATTGGTAAAGATTATGGTAATTATGGAGAAATACTTAACGAAAATTTTCTAAAATTAATGGAAAATTTTGCTAACAATACAGCACCGAGTGGCCCTGTACTCGGACAATTATGGTGGGATAAAAACGCTAATGCTATTAAAGTTTATAGAGGCCCCACATCCGGTTGGGTATCTATTCCGTCGGTCAGTAATATATCGGGCACAGCTAATCAAATTACTGTTACTATTTCGGGGCCTAATATTACATTGAGTTTACCTCAAGACATTAATAATTCTGCATCTCCGACATTTACTTCGGCTACTTTAACTCAAACAACAGGAACAGCACCATTAACCGTACAAAGTCAAACTTTGGTAACTAATTTAAATGCTGATCGTTTAGACGGTCAACATGGATCATACTATTTAGATTATGCTAATATGACCGGAGTACCGGTTGCTCCTACTGCTGCGGTAGCAGACGATTCGACTGCTATAGCTACTACTGGATTTGTACATGACATATTGCCTAAAGGTTCTATAGTTTTATGGTATGGCGATACTTCTAATATACCAACCGGTTGGGCATTATGTAATGGAGGAAATGATACTCCGGATCTAAGAGATAAATTTGTTATCGGGGCCGGTAACCTTTATGCTGCTAATTCAACAAATACTACAGGAAACAAAGGAAACGGAGCAAGTTTACCTTCATATTATGCTCTATGCTATATTATGAAAATTACCGGATAAATAGATAAAACTGGAGATATTATGGCTGGTTATACGATTAATAAGACTGACAATAGTGTATTAGTGTCAGATTTAGCAGAAAATACTGTTGATACAGTAGCAGGAATTACACTAATAGGACGCAGCAAAGCCAATTATGGCGAAGCTCTTAATGAAAATTTAGTAAAAATGGTTGAGCATTTTGCTAATAGTTCAGCTCCTGCAGAAAGTTTAGTCGGACAAATTTGGTGGGATAATACCACGGAATTACTCAAAGTAAAATTTCAGAATACCGGTGTAGACGCAACAGATTGGAAACCAATTGGTAATCCAGTCACTAGTTCAAGTCAACCCACTAATCCCAGTGTTGGTGATTTATGGTATGATACTAGTGTCGGTGTACAGCAACTTAAATTATATTACAATAATACATGGGTAACCATTGGTCCGGAAAATAGCGGAGGCGGCGGAACAACTGGTTTATTTGGTGATACAATCGACGGTAATATAATTTTAAGATTGAGTATCGCCGGAACTGATATAGCTATTTTTAGCAATACAGAATTTACCCCCTCGACTCCGATAGCTAATTTCCCTGCTACTTTAATACCGGGTATTAATTTCAGAAGAGGTAGCGAAGTTGGTGAGATTCTGACTAAAACAGTTAGTATTGAAGAAAATGGTATTTTTCCCAATACTGATAATGTAACAAATTTAGGTTCTACTGCAAAAAAATGGGCTAATGTTTATGCTACTAACTTTCACGGAAGCGGAGCTAACATAACAGGTGTGGCAGCATCTTCGGCTACTACCGCAGTTGATGCAACAAATGCGTCTAAGGTCAATATTACTACAGATTCAACTAATACCGCTCGATATGTTCCTTTTGTGGCAGCAACTACCGGTAATAATGATGTTACAGTCGATACTGATCTTACTTATAACCCTAGTACTAATACATTATCGGTGGCAAATATAACTTCTTCAGGTGCTATTACTGCTACCGGAGATGTAACCGGTGATCAGCTTATTAGTAGTGTTGCTGTAGGAACAGCACCATTAGTAGTAACAAGTACAACCACAGTGACGAATTTGTCGGCAGCAACTGCTGATAAGTGGAATACTGCTCGTTCGGTAGCTTTTGCCACTGGAGATGTAACCGGTAGTTTTAGTATCGACGGATCCGCCAATGTCTCCAATGTTGTATTAACTATTGCTCCTAATTCGGTGGAACTAGGAACTGATACTACAGGTAATTATATAGATAATATAACCGGTACTAATGGTATAACTATTACGGGAGTCGCTGCAGAAGGATGGGAACCACAAGTCTCTATCGGGACCACATCGGCTGTGCAAATGGGTAGTTTAGGAGTAGGAACAGACGCAGCAGCCGTACCTGCTGGATTAGGCGATATTAGAGCCACCGGAGATATTACAGCATTTTATACTTCAGACATAACGTGGAAAGAAAACATTTCTCCTATAAATAATGCTTTAGAAAAATTACAACAAATAAGCGGTGTATATTTTGACTGGAAGGACGAATATATACAGAGTCGCGGAGGCGAGGATGGTTATTTTGTAAGAAAAAAGGATGTAGGAGTTATAGCACAAGAAGTAGAAAAAATATTACCCGAAGTTGTAGCAAAAAAAGAAGACGGGCATTTAGCAGTTAAGTACGATCGGTTGGTTTCTTTACTAATCGAATCTGTTAAAGAATTAAGTAATGAAGTTTCACAATTAAAACAAAAATTGTACAGGGATAATCAACAGTGATCACTACCGAAGATTTAATAAATTTGCTAAAAAATAAAATACCTTCTTTTGGATCATTATCTGGGTACAAAACAGTTGATAACATAGCGATATGTAATAGAAATAATAATCTCACTGTTGCATGTACTTTGTCTAATGAAGAATTTTTTAAATTTTTAAATGTAAATAATATCCATATTTCGGAAGAAATAAAATCGCATTTTGAAAAAATAAAAGAAATTGGTTTCGACGTCGAATCTCTATCGTCCAACATATTTAGATTTTATGTACCGAAAACTTCTATTAGAATGTTTTCCTTATGGGAGCAGGCAAAAAAATATCCCCTTGAATCTATAGAAATAGAAAAGTTAATACCTAATCTTAATTCAGCATTGGAGACTATTAAAGCCAGTAATCGTTACGAAAGATGGGTAAAAAAGGTTGATATTGTGGATACCAATTATCCTCTCGTTGTATTAAAAGATTCATTTGGTAATTTATCGACTGTCGACGGAAGACACAGGATACAAAAACTTTTAAATCAAAATGTTAAAACAGTTAACGCATATGTTATTCCAAGTTTAGAATTTACTCCTATATCTTTGCCCGAAAACAAAGTTTTTTATTTCTTACAAAATGCTTCTCTTTTAAATAATGATCATGTAAATTTTCAAAACGATTTAATGCCTAGTATAATACAGCAGAATTTACAAATATCAGATCAAATTAAATTTGAAAACTTATTATCTCTAGGAATGTATTATGATTCTATAACTAATAAAATTTCCACATGGAAATTTTACTTCCGACAATTTCCTGAAAGAGAAGAAAAAAATTTTGTTTTCCAGCATAAGTTTGCAAATAATCAAAATAAAAAAGTATATAAAGGAACTTATACCGAAAATACTTCTTACGGGACTGAGTTATTTGAAGATCAGTTAAATCTTGTCGAAGAATTAAAAAGTTATAATAAAATTTATCTATCCAGTTCAAAAAGAATGGACGACAGTAATCAAACTTATCTTGGGATTCGAATATGACTATTCCTGCTAATAATATTAAATTTTCAGATTTACAGACTGAATTCGGTGGATCAAATCCTATTAGTCTATCAGAATATTATAAAAGTAGTGCTAACACCACTGCATCATTACAAGATTCGGGCGGAAATATGGCTAGTACAACTAGTCCACATTCTTCTACTAGTAATGCAAATATTCCGTCTACTCCAGTTGCTCCTGCCACTACCCCGATCCAATTAAGTCAATTTTCAGGAGCTAGGGAATATGCAATTTCTAATTATTCCTATGCCGGCACCGGTGGATTGATAAATTTTGTTAATGCAAATGGGTTTTCGGCAGTTAGCGGAGGTCAATGGACCACACGATACAGATTAGATAATGTTTTAAATTTTACGGTTCCATATCGCGGAAGACTCAAAGTCAACCCTGTGACCATGTCGGTGCAAGGATATTATGATTCCGGTACCGGATATCCAATTTTTGATGATACAGATTTGTCAGAAGTTGGATATCCGGGATATAGAATTAGAGACGGTGCCGGTAATGAAATAGTTAATGTTGTTGGAGGAATATCGCAAACTACTGGTAATTCTAGTACCACTTCTTCTTCTATTTCAGTAAATCTACCAAACGAAGCAGTAGGAGTTACATATTATCTTGATATTTTTTGTGAAGGATATATCGGTGAATCGGCCGGAGCACCATCTGTTGCATTTGGGGCAATTGCTATTTCGATAGCTGTAGACTGATATTAAATTTTTAATACTTTGATATCGGTGTTATTTAAAAAATTAATTCCATCTGTGTTACGATACACTTCGTTGTAAAAAACATTTTTAATTCCGGAACTAAAAATTAATTTTGCACACTCGATACATGGTGCATGGGTTAGGAATAAACTGGCCGCTGAGCTACTTTCGTGAGTACGACACAATTTTAATAGTGCATTAGCCTCAGCATGTAACACTTCAGGCTTGGTTTTAAGCTTGTATCTGCCGTACTCATCTTCAAACGGGTACTCGTTTTCTGTCCCAGGGAAGTAGTTACCAGTGAAGTCTCGGCTGATACAATAGTCTTTATACTCGCAGTCGTTATCCCATCCCGGAGGGGTACCATTCCACCCAAAGCTGATTATGTTATCATCCTTGACAATAACACAACCAACTTGAAGTCTACGTGCTCGACTTAGTTTTGCGGTTTCTCTAGCTATCCGCATATAGAAGTCGATCATTCTTTCTTTCATAATGTAGTAGCCATCGGAAACACTTCGGCAATAACTCGAGCACACTCTTTAGCAATTAACTGGTGCTCGAGCTGAGTGCCATTGGCACTACGAAGTTCGATGTAATGAATCCAACTACGTAGAGTACCATTCATGTACATTCGACTAGCAGTAAGACCTTCGGGCAGAACAGCACGTGCCTGTTCCTTAGCGATTCCGTTTTCAATAGCCCATTGGTATGCATTTTTAGCTTCTGTGATAACTTTTTGTTGAACTGTTTGCCATTGTTGATCAATTGATCGATGTGCGTCCTGTCCGAGATCTAAAGGAATACTGTTTTGTCGATTCTTCATATCCTGCAAACGGGCTTCTCGAAGTACAAACTCTAAATCTCGAACAGGATCCGCATAACGTTGACTAAATTCTTGAAAGCTAAAACTACGATGTCTGAGTATCTGCCTTGCAATGTCTCTTGTAGTTTCAATTTCTAAACAAGCCGAAACCATTTCCAATGGCGACCAGTGTTGATTTTTAATTAGATATCGAATCAGTTTTTCACTTGTATCAGTGTTAAACTGATTACTAGGATTACTAACACGAGCACAATAAGCAATAAGTTCTTGCACATCGTCGATACCCAATGTTACAAATTCTTCGGTGGGTTTACTATAACTAATCAATTTTACTTTCATAGGTCTTTAAGTATTTCGTCAGTGATAGGTTTAACTACTTGATTAACTCTTTCGATACTGATAAAAAAATCAATATCGGTGATCATATGATCCAGTGCCGACAATTTTTCAGTTATTTTTTCTTCGATTGCATCAATGTCAACATTGTTATCGATTAATTTTTTAACTGATATAGTTACTTTAGTTCCGTCAATTAATTTAAGTACCATACAATCTAAGAGATTCAATGGTACTTTTTCTTTATCAACTTCTTTTAAAATTTGTCGCCACTGGCCTTTATAATTTATATTAATTCGCTTTGACTTTGTCTGCGGTTTTTTTGGTTTTGGTTGACTTTGGTTTGACATTTGTTTCGGGAATCACAGGATCTAATTGTGCAGCTTCTTGCATTAGTCTCTCACTTTCGGCCATTAAAGCTTTGGCTTCGGCGATCATCTTGTTTGCCTGTTCTCTAAAATTTGACGCCAAAGCAGAGTCACTAAGAACATCTGTTGTGTTTGATTCACCAGAAACCGATTGACTAGTAGTTTTAGATTGCGAAGTTGATTTCTTTTTATTTGCCTTGCCGGTCATGCCCTTATCGTTTTCTAATTGTTCAAGGCGTTTAACCGCATCTTCGCCTAAAGCCATTTCGTTAAGTATTTTATTAAGTTCATCTAGTCGAACAGAGCTAGTACTATTTGGCGTTATTAATACTTGATTGGTTGGAACTTTTTTAATGAATCCTTCACTATGCAAAGTACCTAGAATACTTCTTCCGTTGTTTCCTAACGAACGAAACAGTACTTCGGAGAGTTCTTTGGCTTGTTGTCCTGCCGAACTTTCTAAAGCTTTCATTAAATCGTCGTGAATTTGTCTCGGTAACGTTTCACTATACGTGACTAAACACATATGATCCTCACCGGGTACTTGTCTATACAATAAGACTATTTTCTTCTGATTATGTTTACCTACATGTTTTATCATAGAACTCTCCAAATTTTAGTTCTAGTTTTATTTAAGGTCAGAATGCAAAGTTGAAAAAAATTTCAAATTAAAATAAGTAGCTTCGTAAGCGACCTCAAACCCGATTAAAAATTTCCAGGTACGGTTTTCGTAATGTTCGCCAATCCAAAATCTTCCTTTGGTATGCTTCCATACCCAATCGGATATTTTCTTTTCATAGCTACGAATTCCGGTTACATCTACAATGGTTAGATGCGGACTCCAAAAATCTAATTGACGGAGTCGTCTCAATTCTTCGAAATCAGACTCTTTCATCATATTGAACAGACTCTGCGTCCCAACCGGGCTCGAATTCTGGGTTACTGTGAATAAGGAACATAGTAGGACAGTAACCTTCAAACTGAGCACCTTTGTCACCGAAATCATATCCGTCGGTGAACATGATCAATTGTTTGGGTACGATATCATTTTCTTGTAAGTAACGCCATACACAGGAGAAGTCGGTTCCGCCACCGCCCATTACCTCATATTCTTCGATAGTGTCGATGCCGTCGGATGTGAACACTTGTGGATTATATACTTCGGTGTCAAAAGTCATTACATGTACACGATACTCATCAAAGCTTTGGATGATACCTGAAACTTCTCCTAGCAAGTCCTTAGCCTGCTTTTCGGAAATGCTGCCACTGACATCGATAGCTACGCATACATCAACCATGTCGCCGGGCTTCATTCCGGGCAGAACAGCTTCTAGATGAGCACTACGACGACTAGGACGCATCCAAGAATAATCAGCTTTGAACACACTTTGGATTCTTTGTTGAAGCATTTCACGCCAGTTCATTTTATGATCGGTTAGAGAACTAACCAAACGTTTGATGCCGGCGGGCAAATTACTAGCTCCGACACTTTGAGCAGCTTCGAGAACAGCCTGCTTCATTTCTTTACGTAGTTCTTCTTTTTCGGCATCGCTTAGACGCGGCCGTCCTTTGCCTTTTTTATCTCCGTCTTCTCCAGAACCACCGGTTGCTTCACCGTCTTCTTGATCAGCAAGATGCTCGTCTAGCATCTGCTCAACAAGCTGATCGATATTGATTTTTTCTGCCTGCTCGTAAAGGTCGTCGTAAACAGCCTCCCAAGTCCAGCCAGCGTATTTTTTGTCGTAAAGACATGGCACCGTAGTAATTTTGCGACCGACTTTGAAATCAATCAAATCAGAATTAACCACGTAATCTTGTGCAATATTGCTAAGTTTACGATCTCGACTACCGATACGAGCGATGTGGTCATAGATCATATGAAGAACTTCGTGCCCTAAAAGGAACTCAAGTTCCTTATTGTCTAGCTTCTTAATGAATTCGGGATTAAAGTATAGATTACGTCCGTCGGTAGCCGCAGTAGGGCACCACTCATGAGCATTAATCAGCTTCATACGAGTGATTAGATTTCCAAAAAACGGATGACGAATAAGCATACCGATTCGAGCAACAACCAACCGCTCAATGGCTTCGTTCTCAAGCCGTTTCATTGTGGCAGCGTCTTTTACTGGATTGTCTACAGTGCTAGTCATACCATAACTCCTTATTGCAATTTTGTAATTATATAACAATTTATCTTTTTGGTCAACCAAAAAAAAAAGGTGTGACATTTCTGCCACACCCCGCCTTTCCAAGGGCTAATTATTCACCGACAGCGGCCATGATGTACTTGCCGTATTTCTTATGGAACTCGTCAAAGGTCTTGAGCTTGTTAGGGCTGATCGGAAGATTATGGGTAGTGAGGGCAGCACGAGCAGCCATAACCGTAGTCTCGGTGGTGAAGTTCTTCATCATGTATGAGAAGAAATTATCCACTTGTTCGTGCCATTTCTTGCTATCTTCGCGTCCGAACTTGTCCAAAGTTTCAACAAGTTCGTAGCAGAGACCAACTGCCAGACTGTACATGGCAGAGATTTCTTTGATCTCAAGATCTTTTTCGCGACCCTCAAGGATGTCGATAGGTTTGGGCAATTTGCCAGACAGTTTACGGTGAGCCATAAACTTAGCAGCAAGACCTTCGCCGACTGTACCCGAAATTAGAATTGTAAGTTCGTCGGGCGAGCAATCTTCGTCTTTGAGCAGTTCGCTAACAAAGAACCACGAACGTGGAGTAGCGAACGAACGATTAGACGACTTAGGATTAAAGTCATAAAGATCCTGTTTAGCAAACGAAAGATACCCGACTACATCTTTATGAATCTTGTTAGTAATAGCCCATTCTTCCCAGCTAGGAAAGTCCACTCGCAGTTCAAAATGAACGAAACGGTTAGCCAGCGGAGCAGGCATACGGAAAGTAACACCTTTGTCGCTTTCACGATTACCGGCAGCGATTAGAACTACATTGTCGGGCAAAACATATTTGCCTACACGGCGGTTGAGAATCAGCTGATAGGCAGTAGCCTGAACACTGGGACTAGCTGAGTTAAGCTCGTCAAGGAATAGACAAACCAACGGGTACTGCGATGCAAATTCTTCGTCGGGTAGATCAATCGGGGGAGCCCAATCCATTTTGTTCAATTCTTTATTGTAATATGGGATACCACGAATGTCAGTGGGTTCCATTTGTGCCAAGCGAAGGTCGATAAAAGCACCTCCTAGGTCACTAGCGATAGTGGAAACAAGTTCACTTTTGCCAATTCCGGGCGGCCCCCACAGGAACACCGGGCGTTGAGTTTTAAAACATTTAACAATTGCTCGACGAGCTTCGCGAGCAGTAATAGTGAGTGTTTGACTAACTGTAGTCATTTGGATCTCCTTGGAAAGTTTTGTTACAGTTTCAGTATTATATGACAATTAAAAATTCTTGTCAAGTTCGAAATGTTGCTTTATTACAACAGTTTAGATCAGCCGTCCTAAGGACCAAACAGTGTACCCAATGACCTCTAATGCCCATCCTAAGACACCGGACCAAATTAAAAATGCCATTAGTATAAGAATAAAAATAACTTTAAGCATTGTGGTAATGTAGCATAAAAAAATAAAGATGTCAACCGAATTTTATAGTCCGTCGATATTGTTGTTATTTAATATTAAAAAAACACTATCGCTTTGGCTGTATAACCAGACTTCGGAACTATTTTTTATGTAAAACGGACCTTTACAATAGTTAACTAGTTTAATTAGTCGACGATTTGTGAGTGGTTCGGATAGTTTAATATGATAGCTATCTAACCCTAACATTGTTTTTAAATAAGAATGCCCTTGGGGAGTCAATCGTAGATTAGCGTTTGACCACCACCAATGACGAGACTCTAGTTTAAGTTCAGACGAACTAATTCCTTTTTCTTGAGCTAATGTTATTAAGCTTTCAACAAGTTCTTCTTTTATTCTTTTGTTATTGGAGATGGCAACGGATATATTGTTTCTCCCTTATCGAGTAGTACCACAGTAAACTTATTTGTTTTATGATGCAAATTAAGTTTTTTTGCTAGATTTATTGCATGACCGGGATTAGCAAAAGCAGTTTTTTTATAACGTGGTCCAGGATAGCTAACCAAAAGATTTTGATTTCTTAGATTAATAGGATTACCGTCATAGTAAACAGCCCAAATTCCTTGACTGCTCAAGATTTGTTCGCTGATATAGGTTTTTTTATCAACCGATTCTAGCAATATTTCTGGCTTAGGCCTACTCATACATTATTTAAAATTTTGAACCACCAAGATCGATCTCAATAGTTTGGGCTTGTTTTATTTTTTCGGCCTGCAAATCCACGACCATGGTTAGCAAAGTCATAATATCTGATTCAATGTTTCTTGCTTCTATAGCAGTTAACACCAAAGATTTATTTTGACTTTGATTCAGCACACGGACTTTTTCGATAAATTTATTCAGACTGGGTGTTATAGGTAGTGGTTTGTCCATGATTTTGTTGTTCAGCTTCTTGTTCTGTAAAAAATGGGCCTTTGAACTCTACTCTATTTATAAAAATATATTTAGGACAAAAAACAATCTGACCATCCATTACATAATATCCAGCAGCATAATAACAACGACTTTTTTTAGTCTTTGTATAAAGTGGAACTCGATGCCTTAAATCCCAAACCGAGTTGTATGGCACAGAATCACAAGGATATTTGTAAACTGAATTAGAATTTGTTTTAGAGGTGCTATTACGCCATTTATCGACATTAAGATTGTAATGATTTTTTAAATTATCAAAACTATCGAATCTTTGTCGTTGATTATCGCAGACCCAGGTCAGGCCTTGGTCGCAACGTTGAATTGTAGCGACCTTTTCTCCTTGGTGCTCTACAATCCAGAATTTGTTTTTTACAACAGGTTTAGCGATCATTTATTTTTCCTTTTTTTAATCCAGTTGAGTACTTCTTTTACTTGATGTATTTTACGCTCTTTACGTGCAAAGATTAAGTCAATGTTATGAAAATGCATATCAGTGGGTAAGTCTCCTTCGAAGGTATCTTGTCCCTCAAATGCATGATTCCTCTCGGCTTCATATTGACTGCGTATAGCAATATCTCTGCATTCAGGTGTAGGACTAATACTAAAACAATATTTTCCTACCAAGCATAATAACATTGGCTCAGTCAGTCCTACACCTTTCCACCAATAAAGATGAGGATCGGACCCTTCAACATAGATCGGTGTAGGGCTAATTAGACTCCAGGTATATTCAGGAGTCGTAATCAGTCGAGTAGGCAAAGTCGTTTTCGATGTTAGGAGTTTGCTGAATGCGTTCAATTAGTTCCACCGTTGGTTGATAACCATAAATCCAATATTTAAATAACCTCTTAACAGCCATTTCGGGACGTAGAAGATCCATGTCTAGAATTTTATTTTCTATATGATTGATAGTTGATGGATGATTAGTGTACCATCGTTTCCCGTCTGTGGCTAGTTTACAGGCAGTAATATCAAAATGATCTAATAGATCATTAATTGAGTTGAAAAAATTTGTTTTAATTAGCTGTATTTTCCAATGTTGGTATTTGTATGTTTTGGCTTTTGGACTATCAAATACCAATGAACAATCTTTAAGATCGTTCGGGGTTGATGTCGGGTAGTCGTATGATGAAACTATTGATTGTTGAAAAAATTTTTCATACAAGTGATACTGACTACTATTTTTAAAAAATATATCTACATCGTGAGATCTCACAGGAAGACCATTAAACCATTGAATAACCGCTCCGCCGGCGATCCAGGGGCCATTAATTAAATCTGGTTTAATAAGTTGGATTAGATATTTGTCGTTACTGGGAATCGACAGGATATCCTGCTGAGAAAATTTCTGCATATTGTTGAGCCTGCTCGCTAATTTTTATAAGATTATGTCGACCACAAAATTTCATAAAATGCATTCCAATCTGTGGTTTTGATCTAGGTACACTAGCCGATTGGATCGTTTCTTGAATTTGATTTTTAACTTCTTCGGGTTGGGCACGTAGATCGCACAGTAATACATTTCTGTTATAGCAATCGATAACTCGATTTTCTTTACCTTCGTGGTCGGTCCAACGTTGAAGCATTAAATTATTCCAGGTATAACCTTTGTTATAACGGTCGTTAAATGCCTCAATCAACCCAATTTTGTTTTTTGTTCCTTTGGTTCTAACACCGGGATAAGCACTAAAGATATTATCACTAACATCACCACGCATACATTTTTCAAATAGAAGCCATTCGGGATCCGGTGCTCCTTTGACTTCTTTGGTTTTTTTATCTACTACAGGTTTGCCACGCTCGTCAAAGTAACCTTTTAGGTTAATAATTTGGCCAGTAACTCCGTTGTATTGTTCAACATTTTCTGCCAGAAGTTGAGCAAAGTCTCCGTCGGTACTAACAATAACGTGATGGTCGTCGGGATGATTTTGGATCCACCCTGCAATAAGATCGTCGGCTTCGAGATTAGGGTGGTGTAGAATCGTGCAATTAGTTTTGTCTATAAAAAATTCTTTAAGTTGATCAAGAGTTTCCCAGAATGCTCGATCCTCGGCAGCTTCTTTGGGACTTAGAGCAGCACGAGCTTCATGCCTTTGTGCTTTATATTGTGGATAATGATCACGACGCCAACTGCGTCCTTCTAATGCAATAATAACATGATCGCCTTTGAGCAGCCGCCAACATTTATTAATACTAGCTAATGTGGTATGAACAGCCATACCAAGGCGATCTTCGAGATCTGCTGCTCTAGTTGCAGTATGCCGACCTCGAAAATATAGATTTGTAAAATCTACAAGTATAAAACGACTCATCGATAAGTCCTTAGACAGTTAGGATAAGCCAATTATAACAAAATTCTTTTTTGTTGTCAACTAAATTCAGATCGGCCGCCACCGATATCTTTTCGATTAATCATTCTTTTATCGGGGTCAGCTTGCTCTTGTTCGAATGTTTATAAAACAATATTACGACAAATATCAGTAAACCATTGGTCTACGATTTGTCTATCATCTTTTCCGCGATAACCGGCTTTTACCAGTCTTGCTACAAAAATATCATTATAGTCGAGTTCGATAGCCCCGGTGCCGATATTTTGTTTATCTAATTCGAATCCAATTACTTTAACCCAGGGTTCTCCACGTTGTGTAAATTGATCTTTTTCACTTATTTCTTTCGTTGAAGATTGACGAACAACTTTTTCTTCTTTGGGTGGTTTTGTAGTAGGTTTTTTCTTAAAGAGATTCATTATCGACATTTATTTTTTTCCTTATTTAAGATTCTATATTGATCCAAGTATAGTCTCCTAAGAATTTAACTTTATACATGTACTTATAATTATTTGGAGCACCGGTAGACCAATCATTAGGACCTAGAGGAGTTAATATTTGATCTGTGTCAACTTGAACTACCCAATATATCGAGTTTACCACTGGTTTAAAATTGAATTTCGCCTGATGAATTTTTTCAGTTAAGAGCAATCGCTGTTCAAGATCGTTAGCTTGTTTTTTTAAGACTTCGACTAAATCCATTATACGTTGAAATTCTTGTTCAGCATTTGCTCTAGCAACATTTAGCATTATATCTTTTTGTTCTTTGATTGGTACAGGAGCAAAAGCAGCACTACCAATTTCGGTCGGATATGTTGATGCATTGCGATTGATAAAAGGCACCAGAAGATTATCTACTTCAAGATCTTTGCTGTGCCTTCCATCTAATAAATTACTAGCCATTTTATTTTTTGATGTGCCCACTATTATAGTCAGGTCCCCCAGGCATTTTTAAATAGTGGAACTTGTAATCGGTCACTATACCTGTATCCTAATTTCATTGCCAAGTCTGCTACCGCACGATTATTCATTGAGTAAACAGTTTCTACACCGCCTACTGGCATTAAGTATACCGGTCCGGTAAATCCTGCAATACGATATTCGTCAACAGCAGTACGAATCTCTTCAGTGTCTTTTTCTCCAGTGACTACAAATTTAAGATATGTATATCCAATTGATTGATAATCGACAACTGTATCGGGTTTAATAGCATCTTCCCAACTTTCTCCGCTGACACTTAGTTTAGGCGAAACCGAAAAAGTAATTTCTTTAGGAGAAGTTACATACCAGCGTAGCCAATCAAACAAGGACTCTTTGAATTTTTCTTCCAATGGTTGTGTGCCATTTGTTTCGAAAGTAATTTCGCTGAGCCTTCTCATGAGAGAATGATTTAATAAATCTGGGTAAGCACGTTGCCATCCCAGTAAGGGCTCTCCGCCGGTAATAACCAAATGCTCGTCTCGCCATTCTTTGTGCGGTAATAGATCGACGATATTTTGTGCTAATCCATCGACTTCGACTACAGGGCTAAGATGTTTAAATCTTGGGTCCCAGCTGGCATAGCTATCGCAGCCGGTACTTACTAAAGGTAAATCTTTATAATTAGCGTAGAAGGTTACGTTGGCTGCTACATCGTCGCGTTCTCGGCTGATTTCTCCTGTAAGCATTCCAAATCCACTACAAGTAAAATTACAACCGAATGTTCTTAGGAATACACTAGGTACTCCCATGTAACGTCCTTCGCCTTGAATAGAATAAAATAATTCACTGATCTTAATTTTTGACATAAGCAACCTTAAATTTTTTACAATTATAAAACTATTTTTGATTAGAAGCAACAGGTTTGTAATCAATGGAATTCCATAAAGATTCCCAGTTTAAATGGTCAGTTAGAATTCTTGCCGGTTCTTGATATCCTAAATGATACGCGACTGAAGGAATTGGGCAAAAAGCCATTATCTCGCCGGTTTGAGTAACAACATCTTTATACATTAAATTAATTGTTTCGCCCTCGTAGACATGTGGCATCCCTAGACTCATTTCTTTAAAAAGATGAAAAAAATTTTTAAATAATTCACTGTGGGAAAATATTACAAAAGTTGTTTGTTTGATCCCTCTCCAATATCTGGTGCCATCATATAATATCAATGATGGTTCGGGATTAACATAACGAAAAGGACAATCAAACGGATATAATGCAACTTTTTGTTTTAAATTATGGTCTAATGTATAAAATGCAGTTATCAATGAATTTATTGCATTAGGTTCGTGTAGATAATCGTCCTCTACCATATAAACTAATCCGGTCGATTCGGATGCTCGTTTAGCTTGTTCAAAGCAAGGAAGATTAATACCGGTGACTTCTAAATTAACGAAATCAACACTACATTGAGCTTTTTTTAAAATTTTTTGATATTCATCAATAATATCACTGTCACTGTGATCGTCTAGTATTACCAGATTTATTGGTAAAAGATTACAATTGTTGATAGCATTTACCAACGAAATTAAACATCGAAGAATCATTTCTTTTCTATCTGGACCACAAATTCTAACTAAGTTAGAATTGTTTTTAGATGATTGATAATGAGTTCTTAATATAATATCGAGGTGCATTTAAAAATAAATTCCGGCAATATAAATTGCAGATGTAATACTATTTAATACTAATAAACTAGGTTGACGCCATAGATATCCTACCCATGCCCAACAAAGGCTACCTATTAAAAATAACCATTTATTTAAAGGTGTAAAATCAAAACTAGTTGCTACAGTAGCAATTAAAATTAACGCAGTAGCACCCCATTTTAAAATCCATTCTAAATTAATCAAGGAGATTTTCTTCCCATTCTCTGTGCCCTTCTCTAAATGCCATATTGCTTTGTGTTTCTCGAACTTCTACACGATAACACCAGAGACGGGCAGCTTCTCCCGGTCCCCACATATCTGGAATATAAACTCCGTTAACATACTTATACAACATATCAGCCAGACCTTCACAACCTAGTCGCGGAAGGATAGTTAATTTGGCTAAATGTTTTTCCTGTAGCAGTTTAAATGTTTCTAACTCTGGATCATCTTCGGCTACTAGTAAAGTATGATCAAATTGATCTTCGAGAATTTTTTTAAGTTCTTTTAGACCACCATAGTCAGCAGCCCAATTGCGAACGTCAAGATCATTGGTGCCGAAATAAAATTTCATACTAAAACTGTAACCATGAATTAGATTACAATGACTGTCAGCTCGCCATTGACGATATGCACAAGGAAATGAATCGTGATATTCCTTTGTGCTAGTGTATTTGTAAGTAACGGGTCCGCGATAAGGAAAGTTCTGTTCCATATGACGGATTAGTTCTTGTGTTGAAGATTTTGCCATCTCTTGCCTCTCTAGAGTAAGTTTGATGACTTGCAGAATTTTTAGAGTGGGATGAAAGTCTAGCAGTCCACTATATAAAAATCTATTTATTAACTTTTCATTATCTCTAAACTAATAATTTTAGCTGCTTCGACATTGAAATCTTGGTCATCACTGATAAGATATAGATCATATACATAATGATCCAATTTAGGATCATTACGTCGAAACTCCAAAATTTTGCCACCATTAGCACTATACACCTCCAAAGTGAATAAGCCATCGGAACTAATAGATCGAACTTCGGGAGTAGGCTGAATTGAAGTGTCAAAAAGCCAATCCTTTATTTTTTCTTTAAGCCAACGCATTTTATTTTGAGACCTTTTTAGTTTTTGTCTTTTTAACAGTTTTGAAAACTTCGCGTGTTTCCGTCCCACTGTGGGAAACGGCTTCGGTCTCTGTTTTGGTAGTTGATTTATGTTTATCATAGTCTGCTATGGCTTGATTAATTTCTTGACCTAATTTATCCCAATCGATGTGATGTTCGAACGAACCATCTTCGTTAAAGACAAATCGACTATGACGACCATCAACAACCATCGGCCAATTTTCTTTTACTGCAACAGATTCTTTCTTTTGACGAGCCATTATACCTCTCCTATATATTCTTCGCCGGTATCCATATTCACTAATTTAATAGGACCATAAATCCAATGTTCGGTTTCGTCATTGGACCAACCATCAGATTCTAGTCCTTCGAACCAATCTTCGTCCCATAGTTGTTCAATACGTTCGCGTTCTTCGTCGGGCATATCCTCGGGCCAATCCCATTCAAGCCAACAACCATCGTCCATCATTACCATGTCCCAGTCATAATCGGTAAACATTAGCTCATAGCCGTCGGGATTGTTTAAGTCAATGTCGGGTTTCTCGTCGCTTTCGCATTGCCAAGTGCCCCATCTAAAGCCTTCCGACTTAATAATTGTGAGATCGTCTTTGGTCCAGAATTGACGTTCTACAGCTTCTTTTTTGTAGTAATTTGAAATCTGCCAGGTAGCCATTTTAACCGTGGCCTTTCATGCTCAAGCAAATATCATAGAACTCTTTTTTAAGAGCTGGATCTGTGTTAAATGCTCCCAGCATAATAGCAGTTGTCATATCCGACTCATGTTCTCTGACACCACGCATAGTCATACAATGATGTTCGGCTTTGACTACTACAGCAATATGTTCAGTTTTTGCATATTGTTTAAGAGCATCGGCAATCTGTGTAGTGAGTTCTTCTTGAATCTGTGGGCGTTCAGCAATATGATGTACAATACGATTAAATTTACTTAGACCGATTACTTCTTCTTCAGGTACAATACCTACCCAACAACGTCCGACAATGTTTTGAAAATGATGAGCACAAGTACTACGAATGCTAATCGGCCCAGTAGTATACAGGCTTTTATATCCCATATTAGGAAATGCTGTAACTTTGGGTACAGTGCGATAACGACCACTAAATGTTTCTTTAACCATCATTTTAGCTACACGGCGAGCAGTTTCTTGAGTATTATGGTCGTTCTCTGTATCAATAACCAAGGCGTTTAGAACACCTTGAAACTTTTCAGCTACTTCATCTACAAGTTGGTCAATTTCATATTCGTTGATGTAATCGCTAATATTGTCATTAGCATGAAATCGAGCATTATCTCGTTTAAGTCTTTCTCGAATTATTTCGCTAAGATGTCGTCCGGGTTTAGTAACATTTTCGCTAGTGGTGTAGACTGGAATGTCCAAAGGAACAAACTCCGGTTGATTATGTTTACCGGCAACATCAGTGTCGGCTTGAAATTCTGTTTTTGGTAAGTAAGTCAAATTATATTCTCCGAGTTAATGACGAGGATGTCATTATATTTTATTTTTGCAATCTTAGCAATGTATTTTTTTTAATAGCTGTATCGAGCAAGTTAAGAAACTCTTGGGATTCGTATGAATAGTTCAGTAATGCTTCGGTATCTTTAGGAAAACACATACCTCCGAATCCGAAATGTCCATCAGGTCCTGGAACCTTCATATGACTTTTTCCAATCCTGTCATCTTTGGTCATTAATGCAGTTACATTATCAAACTCGATATTATTAACTTGACATAATCTATACAGTTCGTTCATAAAGATTACTTTAGTCGCTAGAAAACTATTAATGCATATCTTAGCCATAGAGGCTTCTTCAAGAGAGCAAAAATTGAAACTAACTCCTTCATGCCCACCAATTCTAATAATTCTTTCAGCTTCCCGTTGATAAGCAGGGACAGTTCCGCCGATGATCATAAATCTACTATTGGCATAGTCTTTTATCGAATTGGCTGCGGTTAAAAATTCTGGAACATGAACTAAATTTGGATAAAGATTTCCTAATCGTCGATAAATGTCGGGCGTAGCAGTTACTTTACTTATAATAACACCACGAAAATTTCTTAGTTTCTCTAAAGATACTTCTAGTGCAGTTACATCATATCTACTGTCTTTACCGATTGGACTAGGAACACAAATAAAAACAGCATCAACGTTTTCTAATTCTTCGTACGTTCCATGACAATTTTTTTTCGGATCTGGGTCGATTTTAATAATTTTAATCATCGATGTCGATTCAAGTGAGTGAGACACAGCCGACCCCACAACACCTAATCCAATGATTCCTACAGTTAATTGAATACGGTTAATTGAGTTAAGTTGCAAGATAATTTCCTTTCTTTGGGATTACATGTCGTACTCCGCCTCGCGGATCCTCGCAATCTCCATTTCGACGTGGTATCATATGTACATGTGGATACATTACAGTTTGACCAGCTGCCGATCCGACATTTTGTCCAATGTTGAATCCGTCCCACCGTTCAAGTTCGACTCCGTCATAGCCCCATTTATATGCGGCTCGAAAACAGGCTTCGAGACATTCTGAATTTGAGTAGGTCGGCACAAATAACAAATGTCCTTCTGTGACCGGGTAACCATCACGGAAGATCCAAAAGTGTCGTGTGCGGTGTTCAATTTCTTTCCAAGGAGCCAGCCCATCGTTTAATGCCCTTTCTAAGTCAGTCATTTTTTAAGATTTTCCCACATTGTATACTTCTCTAATTCTAGCATATATTTCTCTGAAAGCATAGTCAATCGAGCATTTTTTTCCTTTAATGTTTGCTCTAATTCTTTCATGTAATCTTGGTGAAGTTGTTTTAATTCAGGATGTTTCTTTTCTAATTCAGGGTTTCTTGGAGGTATGGCTAGTAAACGTTCAATAGTGCTTAATCTTTCGAACAACTCATTACCATTGCTTTGATAGATACTACCGGTTATTTGAATATCGCCCTTAACACTTAAACTGGCACTAGACTCCGGAGATACACCCATTACTTGGTTTGAAGTAATGGAGTATGGATTTGAATTAAAGGCTCCATTATTACTAGGCATGGTACCATTTTTGCAACGATGAAACGATTGTAATTAAGTCTGAATTTTTCGGAATCCAATTGAAATAATTTTTAAATCTGTTGCAATCGGCTATTAATAATCCTGGATCACCGGGCCTTACGTCATCGATTAGATAATCTATTTTTTTGTTTAAAACTTGTTCTGTTGCCTTAACGATCTCTAAATTAGAAACACCAGTGCCAGTTCCGATGTTGAAAATGTAATGTTGTTTTTCTAAATTATTTTCCAAACTTAATCGATGTGCTTCGGCGATATCAACAACATGAATATAGTCTCTTACACAAGTACCATCATTGGTATTATATTGATTTCCTCGAATATGGAATGTTTGGTTATTTTGAATTGCCGAAAATAACTTCGGAAATATATGAGACGCAGAAATTGGTTGTCCGTGTCGACCTTGAATATCAGCACCACAGGCATTAAAATACCTTAACGATACAGCAGAAAATTTGTATGCATTAACACTATCAGTTAATACTCTTTCGCAGAAAAATTTGCTGGTGCCATAAGGGTTCATTGGGTCTAGTGTGTCGTCCTCGTGAAGAGGCATTTTGTCTGTATTACCGTAGACCGAAGCACTACTACTAAAAACTAATTTACCGTTCCATTTATTTAAAGACATTAATTCTAAAAATCTTGCTAACTCTCCGGTATTATTGTAATAATAATTACCGGGATTAGTCATCGATGGACCAACCAAACTACTTCCGGCACAAAAAACAATATTCTCGTACTTAGAAGAAATAGTTGTGGAATCGCTGGCCCGACTTTGTACAAATACATCTACAAAAGGTTTTAGACTTTCTGGAAGAGGCAATTCATCGATTACACAAACATGATATCCATGTTCTTTTAGATGTATAGCAGTTACTCCACCGATATAACCTGATCCTCCGGTAATACAGACTGTTTTCATATTAGTATTTAGACTCAGATGTATGATTTCGATAATTTTTATTATTTCTAGACCATTGTTCACCACTACCTTCTAGAATATCACAAATACGATCGATAGTCCCATCGGTCCAATCACTGATTTTTCCTTGATTATGGTGCTCACCAGCTAGTAGATAATGAATTTTAGAAATAATATCATCCATAGACCAAGGAACATACATTCTGGTATGATCATTAGAAAATACTTCAGGGAAGCTACGATATGCAGGGAACAATACATTACAACCTAATGCATCGGCTTCACTTAATGTGTTTGAAACCCAATCTTGTAATGCACAGTTAAACAAGATTCTAGTATTATTCAATAGTGCATAGTAATCATTTTTCTTCAAATTTTCATGGATTGATAATCGGCCAGCTGATTGCATTTCTCGGGCACGAGTAACATACTTTGGATCATTACTACGTAAAGGACCGCCAGAGAAAATAGCAAAATCGAGTTTCATGTTTGGAAATCTTCTATACCATTCATCAATAAGATCCATGAAGAAACCTGGTTGTTTTTCCTGGTCCCAGCGAGCTGCATATCCAATACGAAGAGGTCTCATATCGAAAGAATTAATCTTTTCAACTCGACTTTGTACTTCTTCCTTGCCAAACGCTAGTCCACTGATATTATAGATCGGAGCATCCCAACCAGCAACACGCATATGAGCTACCATTTCTTCATCGGTGGCTAATATAGCTCCTCCGGATTTTTTAATAATAGCATTAGTGCTAGCCTCATAATGACGCATCCAATCAGTCATGTTCCAAACATGTAGGAAATCGTCAGGATCAATTGTTTGTGCCAAACAACGAACAAAGATACGTGGACGATATTGAGGATCAACCTGATCCATAATATAACCCAACGCATCTAATCCGGTCGTGTACATATCTTCGAAATAAACAACATCGTTGCTGGTTACTTGACCCTGTTTCATTAGTTGAACCAAACGCATCATTTGACTCAAACTGTAATAGGTACGACCATGGGCATCTAATACTTGTCCAGTTACGATGCTTTGATCGTTGCTGAGAGTATCTCCTAGAACAATTTCATAGTCGATACCTCGACGCCGAAATACACGTTCGTTCCAATCCTGCAATTGTAATGTGTATCTTCCTTGATAAGGTTCAAGGCCCATATACCAAAGTTTTCTCATTCTTCTTTTCCTGGAATATAATCGGGATTCAATGGTTTAACTGCCCAATGATCGAAAATTAAATTAATGTTACTGAGATCCATATCGGGCAATTGATCCGATGGCCATGCATATGTAAGTGTAATATGAGGTGTGTACTCTGGGTAATCGTGTGTACAACCCAAACTACGAGCATATTCATGTAGTTCTTCGATCTCAGGACTAGACAGTTCAAGTACCAAACAATTACCACCTGTGCGTAAAGGAAAAATCTTGAATCCTTTAACTGTGGCTCGCATAGGAAAGTCTGGTTCGTAGTCTGCCAGAGACGGACAAGGTTTCCTACTGTAAGTTACAGTACAATGAATTTCCGCACTAGGAGTAGGATTATCAATCTTAAGCTGACTGATAATTTTTTCAATTACTCGCAGTGATTTAACACTAGGAAGAACCTCTGCGTAAGTACCATTAGGATGATCTTGTTCAGATTCAACAAGATCAATATATTCTTGTAACTTCTTACTCATTTTCACTATTAAATTTTTTAGCGTCTTCGATCCAACGATTACGTGGTTCGCGACCTTTACTAAATTTTACAAATTCTTTATAAATGCCATTATTCTCTTTATAAAGCAAAGCGGGGTTATAATTGTAACCATAGGTTACACAAAAGTTTTGAAAGTTTTCGAGATCCTCGAAAATTTTGTCCACTGTGGATTTGGTAGTTTCACGATATTGTTTAACGTAATAACCGGGATTAGAAGCCATTTTGAGTTCCTTTTAAACAGAAATTAATTGAGGTTTGTGTGTATCAAATTTAATAAAACAACCATTTTCGCCATCTTCGCTGACTTCGATATGAATACTGCGATGTGGATATCGTTCAGCAATTTTTGCAAAAAGATCTTCGGCGATCATTTCGCAACTCTTATAATCCAATTTAAGTACACTTTCTTGACCTGTATAAAGTTGTTCAAGCCAACGTTTAAATTGAATAAATTCAATGTCTCGATCATTGTGTGACACTTCGATCCAAACACGGAAATGAAAAATATGACGATGCGGTGAAGCAAGAAAACTTACGTCATACTGATCATTAGTGGCTAGCATAGGATCTACCGATGCTGCTGGATAACAATGAATTCCTTCTTTTTGAAATGTTACCCAAATTTTCTTTTCTGCTTTTTCAAGAATTCTTTGTTGTGTTTCTTTTAAAGCTTGATCTCTTTGATTCATTTTTTGCCTGTAAAATTATTTAATCTGTGAAGTTGTTGAAACTATTTGATCCTTGGTATATTTAGACCAATCTGTAAACACCATATCTCTTTTCATTAATGAATGCAAGCTATGGCACCAAACGCCAGGATTAGTTGCTGCAAAATCCTTGTCATCAAGTTTAATTGTAGCATTATATCCTAGCTGTTGTACATAGGGCAATTTAACCGAAATCATCGGAATAAATTGATGATGTTCGCATAAATTCGATTCAAGTAATCCCTCAACACAGTCTACCGGAATATCCAAGGTACAAAGGTAACCTTGGTTCAAACAGTGTTCGATCATAATTTCCCAAAGTGACCAATTATGATAGTCGTTGATTTCTAATTTGGGGAAACTCATGTTTGCTCCAAAATAGATGTGTTGGATAGGACCACCCGCAGAAATAAGTGGATCATCTAATATTTTTTTAATATCTTCGAATTTGTGTACGCCGACTACAAAAAGAGTTTTTAATCCATGTGCCGGGGTATGCTCTACTTCGGTTCCGATAAAAAAGGTCACCGATTCCGATTCGTTATCTATATAAGGTCTTTTCATTGATGTATCTCAAATTTTTGATTGAATGTTGTAGTAGTATTGATGGCTTTTTTTCCAATAAATCCGCGTCCACCTACGATTTGAATCCAATAATTACTGTAATCTTCGATTATTTTTTCTGCTTCGGATCTTGTGCTGGCTGAAAAAATTCTATCTACAATTAGTACAAACAAATCTTTATTGGGACGATTATCTTGTAACATACCCGGCCAAGATCCTGCGTCAAATCGTCGATTAGCTTCTTGTACAGCTTCTATATGTGTCCAAACATTGTGTGCCATTTGTAATGCATAGCTGAAACTATCCCAGCTAGTCTTGCCTTCTTTACCTAATTTATTTAGGTCTCCGGGTCGATATACACATATATCTTTAATTTGACATCTTGAACTGATAGGACTTTCGTCAAACTTAGAAAACCGATCTGGAAAATCTTGTAGGAAAACATCACGCATAGATCTAGTATCGGTAGAATATTTTTTATCATCTACACTAGGACTCATTCGATATGTCCACTTTTTGAGATGTGGTAAATCTATTTCGTGATATATTTGTCCATTGGCAGTGGCTAAAAACGGGCTAGCACAATCGAAACTAATAGTAAAATTAGGATTTACATATTTTCGGATAGCTCGTTGTAGTACTGTTAACAATACTGCCCATTCTAATTTACTGGTTCCAAGAAAGTGCATCCAATCATGCACACCAGGTTGCAATAAATTGTCGTAACGTAGTGCTACTAATCTTTTAAGTATTAGATGGACATCGCACATATTTTGTCCACCCATAGCCCAACCATCGAAATGGCGACCAGGATACTGGGTTGGGTCACAGTATTTTTTCATGGTCTGATACCAATCTTCGGCTTCGGTGTGATTGGCTCCTTGCAATACATTTAAAAATTTTGCACCACCATTTTCTACACCAAGACGATTAGCGATAAAGTATTCGTTGTTATATTTGGTAGCATCAATTGCTTCAGTATGAGTAGTTATACCACAGGCCTCTCCGGCTTTTTTATCAATTACTACCCAAGTAGGAATATCTAGAATCATTCCATAATCTGCAATTCCGTCCAGCCAACGCAAAACACTTTCTCGTTTCTTCTGTGCTGCATCAATTTGATCTTGATATTGTTTAGCTGGATCTACTGTGACATTTTTGCCTTTTTTGTTTTTAATTGTAGTAGGCCCTGCCGCAACCAGAGAAGCCATTTTAGCTTTTACTGGAGCACTAGTGGGATCACGCCATTCGCCGGGCCAAAGCCCTTTAGCAATTTGGAATCCGCCCGAATCTCCTAACATAAAAGTGCCCGGCTCTCTATTACGAACCATATCCTCGCTGTCGTCTTTGACTGTAAGATCTAAATTAGCATGACCGCCCGAATACAAACTCCACTGATATTTAAATAGACCTTTTTGACTATTGAGCCAATTAAGTTGTTCCATATCCTTAATAGAAATAGGCATACGAGCCGGATCAACATAATTACCAGTGGCTCTTTGTTTGCCTATAAAAGTAGAATAAAATCCGCTGATAGCCGGCAAAAAGATAGCGTAATCTTTTTGTTTACTGGTGAAATCGTCTTCCTCAAGCATTATGGTTTTCGACCTCTTTGGTTAGACAATCAATAGTTTGAAACTGGTTGTAAGCTTCGCGTAATGACGGATACTTTTCCACACGATTTTTTAAATCTTGTTCTTCCTTCATTTTCTGTATAGCCCAGTTAATAGCCTTTTCTGCTTCGTTGCTCAAATTGATAGTACATTGGGTATTAACTTGGTGCCAATAACTTCCGTCGTAGACTTCAATTTTTCCACCACTGTGGTACCTCAGCATACCGGTTGTGGGTTGACCGTTATTGTTATAATAAGTGCCCGATGGACCGGAAACAGTTACAAAATGTTGACCGGTAGATATACTAGTAATCATTTTTGTAAAGCTAAAAGGATATAGTTATATAAAGCCAATCCTGAGTCTACTGTAATCATTACAACACCATCTGGACTGAACTTCATGATCTTATCACCATTAAGGTTCAGAATAGATAAAATTGCTTGGACTGGATATGCTCTCTCGCTTTTTAGAGAACCTTTGATATTTTGTTCAAAGACGAATTCTCCATTTAATGTAGCCGGATCTCCAAATCTAAAAACTAAATTGTTATTATCGTCGGTTTTAACATAAAAAAGATTTTCGTCACTATTAATAGTGCTTTGAAATTTCATACGCTGAATGCTTTGTACTGTAGGAACTAATTCTACGTTCCATTTAGCTCCGTGAAACGTTACATCAGGAAGCAATTGGTTTGCAACAGTACTATTCATTAAACGATAATCGTTTTTAAAATCCCCGACTTTATTTTTAAAATGAATACCAACGGGTTCGTTATTATGTTTAGTAACAGTGATACTAGCATCTTCTTTATATTCGTCGGTATTTAAAATAACCGATAAACGGCCGAGATTCGGCATTCCAAAAGAACCGATAAAGTCGGGCAAAGGATTATGAAATTTAGCATCCACGACAAATAGTCTTTCGTCGGCAATTGCACTTAGACGAGTTTCTTCCTGAGTTCCGGTGATTTTAACCAATGGTACTCGACCTAGGTTATGTGTATTCTTAATAATATCTAGTAGATAATCTCTCATATAAATCTCCATTATAATATAGTATAGATGATACTATTTAGACCTGTCAATGATTTAGACGGTATTTTCAATTAAAACTAAAAAAGCTTGAGAAAGTAGATTTGACATCTACATTGGCTGAAATATCCCATTTCAGCACCCCTAATAAGTTTTCTAGTTTTTGGTCCACAATAGTATCTTCCATTAATCCATCGTCGAAGGGCAAGTCTTTGAACCATTGGGGTATACGTGCTTCATCTGTGGGGTAACCTACACTGGTCAAACCCAACGGATTGGATTTAAGTTTGCAAACAATAGTTTTCATTCCGTCTACAATGTTCATACTGTAATTATCTCCGTACATTTTTTTGAGATTATTCCAATTCATTGCAGCTCGAACATGCCCGGGCATATTAGTACGACCTTTTCTTTGTTCTTCTTCGGTATACTTAGTTAAGTTATTAACACGTTTAGGTGTTCCTTTTTCCCAAGGAGGTCGTTTAATGAATTCATTTTTAAACTCACGTATCTCTTCGATGATAGCATCTCGATCTGTCCCGGTTAGAACTTTCAACAAAATTGCACTTAAAAATTCTTGTACAACTTTAGGAGTATCTGAACGTTTAAGATCTAACCCCATTGCCTTGACTTTTCCTGGTTTGTTTTCGGTGTCTAACCGTTTGCCTTCTAAATCATAGATTAAAACTGCATAGCGTTTCTTTTTAATAAACAAACCTTTGCTGGCGATTAATTCTCGACCGGCTCGGATAATACTGCCCATCTCTCTTGGACAGTGACAAGCTCGTTCCATAAATTCAGGAAAACTTTCGTTGACCTGCTCGGCAATATTGTCATAGAGTTGAATACAAAGATCTCGATTCCATTCCATAGATCCAGAATTTACATCGGATTCGATTGTAGGCCAAGCACTAAAATAAACCGAATCGGTGTCGCCATATATAATGGCTTTTCCGACATGGTTGTATTCGCCGGTTATACATTCGTTTACAAATGCATCCATATGTCGAGCAATTACTCGACCGGTTAGAGTGGTGGATTGACCGATCCTTTTATCAAAGAAACGACAGCCAGGATTAAGTATAGCACCATACAAACTGTTAAGGTTGATCTTCTTGACCAATTGCCTTTTATCCCAGAACGCCCGTGTTTCATCTGTTTCAGCTTCCTTCTTTTTCTTTTGTAATTCTTTACGCTCAGCGTACCATCGTTCCAATAATCCTGGCACGACTCCTCTAACATTATACTTAAAGATAGTCCCATTGGCACTTAGACACCAAGGTTGACCTCCTTGAAATATCAATTTCCATATATCAGCTGCACTATGACTAGTGACTTCTCCGCCTTCCCAGTCAATGGTTATTTCTGTGCCGATCTGACCTTCCATAACTGCGGTATATTCTAGTGTTCCGAATAAATTTTCCCAAGCATCAGCGAAACTGCTACCTGCTTCTATTTTCTCTTTAATATATTGATCGGTCATCGTTGGTCTGAGTTGACCAACAATAGTTTCCGGACCCATATTTAATGCACGAATAGCAGAGGGATACAGACTGTTTAAATCAATAGCTCCGATGTCATTGTGCATTCCTTGTTTAGGATACGCCACATAGGCACCGGCTGCTTGTGTATCTCCGGTATGTTCTCGTCGATTAGGTACAATCATATTTCGACTATGTGCTTCATTGATAATAGCTTGTTCGGTTACTGCTACTGCACCCATTGTTGTAGGAAGCAATACAGTATTATCGTGTGCTAGTTCATTAGCCAAATCAAGGAACCTTAATTTACGATCTAATTTGGCTAACAACATAACGTCTTGTCTATTATAATCAATGAATTTACCAAATTCTCGATTGTAAAGTTGATCTAATGTACCTTCATAAGCAACCTTACCGCCTACTTCTTCGTATTCGCCGATAGCATCTAGGCTATAGCTATGTCGTTCTTCGTAAGTATATTTTCGATACAACTGCATATAGTCCATATGCACTCGGCCATAAAGATCAAAAGTAATATTTTCGGCACCGAATCTTTCAAATGTGCGTTGTCTCGGCAATTGATTCCAAAGACAAAATCGTCGAGTATCATCCTTACTTAACACTCGAGTAATACGCATTACCATATAAGGAATGTCAAAGCCTTCTGAGTTCCAACCACTTAACACATCTGCATCGTCAATAAGATCAAGGAAGGTATTAAGCATATCTTCCTCTCGTTCAAACAGATAACAATTATCGTATTTGTCTGTGATATCTTTGGCACTATCCCAAGACATCGATTTAGGTGGAACAACAAGAGTAATTAATTGTTCAGACCAATCGAGATACATCGAGATAGACGTAATTGCATTAAATGGATCTTCAGGTTTAGAATATCCGCGAGCTGGATCAAAGTCTACTTCAATATCGAAAAAACAAGTATGTAACTTAGGCGATTCGGATCCGAGATAGTTTTCGGCCAAAGACCTAAATACCGGATTGATGTCGCTTTCCCATAAGCGTTGCCGACTATGTAATTTTACTTCTTTCTGAAATTCTTTATTACTATGAGTACTAAATCGACCCACTGGTGTATCGTATATTGTTCGATACTTTCCTCGCGGGTCGTCATAATAAAAAACGTAGTTGGCCGGATATTCTCTGTATATCCGTTCGCCTTTTACTCGCTCAACTACATGGATACGATCGTTCTGGCGATCGTGTATAGCATCAACATACATTTATAGTGTACGTCCAACAGTTTCTAGAATATTAGTTAGTTCTTCGTGATCGCGGTTAGTATCAGTGAATTTACTCTTTTGAGCAATTCGGATAGCTTTTTTTAGCAGAGCCGGTTTAATTTCTAGTTCTTCGGCCACGGCTTTAATAGTTTCGTTTAGTCCTTCTTGAAGTGTTTGTACTTCGCTCATAACCGAAATACCTTCATTGACTAATTGAGTAAGTTTAGCTTTACCCTCAGCTGAAAACATTCTTTGGGGCATATGATTCTCCGATAGTTAAAAGTAATTATATATGTTTTGTTTCTAGATTGCAATACTAAGGCAAAAGAAATTCTTTAAGATTTGGATTTTCGAAAATTAGTTGTGGTAATTTTTCCACCGGGTAAGATTTAAGTATATGATCGTTTCTTCCCAATGGATCTGTGGTTCCGTCTGTTGGTCTATAGTTATTTAAAAATTCGGTCATTTGATTGCTGTACAGTGGTGCTACTGCATTATGAACAATTTCGTGTGCATGACCAAACGATCGACATTTTGTTTTCAATCGTTCGGTATCGCCCATCCAACTGAAGTGCCACCCGGCATCCTGAATTGTTCCGTTGTCTATAGCGTAAATGTCTCGGAATGGAATGTGATTTAATCCTCTCGAAAATGATTCTCTAATATCGGATAGAGTATATTTTTGAATATGATTATGTAAACATATAAATCCTGCCGACCACGGTCGTTTATTTCCATTTGAGTCGCAGACTTCTAAATCGGCTCGACAATTTAAGTAACTCATCGGTATCCTTAAAATATTATCGGGATTATTTTGAGCTAACGATGAATAATAATCTATAAAAGTAGGATCAATGATTTCGTCACAGTCCGAAACTATAGCTACAGTATTTTGATCTATATATTGTTGAGCTGCATTTCTTTGTAATCTTTCCCTATTCCAATTATCAGTTTCGATCTCGGGCCCGGGCAAATCTACTTCGACTATTTCGATTTTATTTTTGGGTAAATTGAAACGTTTGATAATTTCTTTACAGGTATATTCTTTAGGTATACCGCTGTGAGTTCGATTTGCGTCGCTAATAACAAAGAGATCAACTTTATCGTATAAAAGTTTTACTCTTAATTCCAGTAATTCTTTTTCGTTATAGAAAGAGAAACAATCTAAAATTTTCAAACTCGATTCCTTTATTTTATGTAGTTAGTTATTTAATAACTAAAAACTATAAAAATTTTAATACCAAGGTCTTTCCAAACCAAAATATTTAGATTTCCAATGAGCTTGAGCATACCACCCTTTAAGATTTTGCCATTGATCTCTTTGAGCCCAAATACAATGAGCAGCATCAATCCAATCAGTATTTAAAATGAGTTTTTCGGCTTCAGCTTTATGTTGTTGTATAATTTCAGCTGAAGGAGCGTCCCATTCTAAATGAAGAACTTCTAATGCAAAATTTTCATCACAATAATCAATATCAACATCCAGGCCCCATTTTTGTTGACAAGTTAATAACCATCCTATCCTATTATTGTGTTGTTTATATTTTTCGATTTGTTCTTCGGCCTCGCCTACAAAATTACATCTATACATAGCACAACTATGATCGATACTGATGTGGGCGTGATCAACTGATATCCATGGTTCAAAAAACCCAGGATGACCAGCAGTGTACGTTGTTATAGGATAACCTTGTTCTTTGTAATATGTTTGTTCGAGTTGAGTTAACTCGTAGCCATCTTTGTCAAAAAAATCTACACAAGATGGATTATCGAAATAAATTAAATCTATCTTTTTACTGATTACAGGATCTTTAATAAAATGAATGTCGGCTATCTTAAACATTTTATCCTCAATCGAAATTACCACCACCTCTAATCTGTTCTATATTATTTTTTCGAGCGTAATCGTCGATACGCATAGCTAATTCAAAATCTAATATTGTTAATCCATTAACGTCGGTGGTAGTTGTTTTAATTGTAACTTCAGAGACATCTTGTATTACTTCTGCAAAGTGATCCATATCTTCGCTAACAGAGTTAATATATTTGACAAATTCTAGTGCTTGTCTATGATCCTGTGCAACATATTGTGCTTCAAGGGTTCTATGATCTAACATTTCCCATTCGGGAAGATATTTAGATTTTATGTTGTTAAGTGATTCGTTATCCGGAACAAACTCCTCAACATTGTTGGATCTAAATTGTCCTTCTACTATTTGAATCAAATCTCTCATTTTTCTCATTCCTTCCGCGACGCATTTGGTATACCCACTCTGCGACAAATTCTTGTGCTCTCATTTTATGCCCATGGATCTACAATAACTGGAGTACCGTTGCTTCTTTTCATTATGTTCTGTGGATGCAGATCAAATCTAAAACCATACTTCTTTGATAAATTGTTTAAAACTATAACTGTATTATAAAATCGTTTTAAACGTCTATATTGATTAACCAGCCTAGGAAAATCCTCTGACATTTCATCTATAAACATATCAAAATCATATACTCCTGTGTAACTTATAAGTCTACTGTAAAACACTATTTCTTCATTGTTCAGCTCTAATAATGCTTCCATACGGATTTGTAAATTCAAACAATAATCAGTGTAATTTATTGGCCAAACAAATGTTTGATATTCAAACATTTTAGGAAGAAAAGGTATGTCTTGATTGTTTTTACAGAAATCGTAATAGTATTTAATCAATCTCTGCCTGGGATCCATCTTAGGTCTTGTGTGCGAACAACCTGTTTCGCCCATAAATATTTTAATTACGTGATCGGCATTAGGTAATTTATATGTAACCTGCATGGCTCCATGTGCAAGAAAACGATAGCCCTTGCTTTTCATATACTGATCAATACCGGTGAAACCTAGACCGTAATCATCCATTATTTGGAATATTTTAGCATTCTCAAAAATAATTTCAGATTGTTTCATTCGGTTCTATCTTTATTGTCGATTGCACCACCTGTTACCCAAGCAGTGCAACTACGATCTCCTGCACATTTAAAGTGCAGAAAGTTACAATACCCTAGATCTGCTTTATGTATTGTAGCCATTGTATCGGCATTAGACTCACTACCTTTTGCACCATCTTCGATACATTTCCACATTTTATCACTGACATCGAATGCAGCACAGTTAGCACATTTCATTGTTTGAGCAGTTTTTTCTGTAATACCCCAACGTTTAGCAGCCTGTTTCCAGTAGTCCTCGGGTTCTTCTGGATTAGCGGGACCATAATGATACCGGTCTATAGCTTTCTGACGATTTTTTAAGTTAACATCGATATCATAAGTAGCCACCGGACACCCTTTATTAGCTGCTTCGACAATTTGAATATACTTCCGGTACATTTACTAATCCTTTTTATAAACTTATTTTAAATGTTGAGTTCGTTCTAAAATAATATTTATGGTATCTTGGTGCATTAGTATTTCGTGATGTGTGGCAGCAATTTTTTCTGTTTTGATATTAGTATTATGAGTCATTGACGCAATAGAAACCACACCATCATTGTCTCCGATAATCCAGGGCACCTGTCCACGAGTACTGACTAAGTTGATCCAAGGCCACTGAATTTTGATTTCTTCGGCATAGGTAATTGGATCACCATGAGTACCAATTTCTCTATAAAAATGATCGTTAGCTACAAAATATTTTAAAAAATCAGCCAATTGACTTCCACCATAAGGAGTACTCAAGGTAATTCCGCCGCAACATCTATCAGTAAAATGATCGGCGAGATGTAGTGCGTATATACCGCCCAAACTATGAGCAATAAAAAATAGTGGATCATCAAAAAATTCTAAAGTGGATTTCATTGATTCTAAATTAGTTGGGAATTTTTTTGAAATAGAATAATCAAGATTGATCACGTTGTCAAATTGACAACAATGTTTGATATAATTAAAACTGTTTGAACTGCTATAGGCCCCGTGAACAAAAACGATGGCGGTGTTCATCGGTTAATTAATAAATTTCACGCCATTGAACAGCAGCACCCACTTTAGTACTCTGTGTTCCTAAGTTGGTGGCTACTATCAAATAAATTTCACTGTCGGTACTGTCGTAGTTTTGTACGATATAATTCTTTTTGGCACTGCTGGGCATATTAGATGCAGGAGCACCTCCTGCTTTTTGACTACCTTGTGTGCTGGCTCCTACCCATCCGTTGTCCATTTCGTCACCGTCTGTCCATGTAGTAGCATCTACGTTATACTGTACTCCACTGTCTGCATCTACGTCTGTCCAAGTAGTGTCATTGAGATAACTGCTGTCGGGTAGTTTTAATAATCTCCATTTAATGCTTTCGCCATCACTGAACATATTGAGATTGCCCATTCTAACAATCATACGATTAGAATAGGTCTTGAATGCAGTTTTCAATCTAATAGCTATAATAGGTAATGTTGCTCCTGCGGTCACAGTTTTTAGTGTAGGGCTAGTTACAGCCCAATCTGTGCCTGCTTCTACGTAGCCGCCTTCACTGACCACAGTGGAACAGATTTGATCCATAAATCCCCCAGCAGTAGCACCAGTATTCAGTATTTCACAACGTACTGGTAAATTAGGTGTACTCATGTATACAGTGGTTAAACTATTCGAGTGATGAAAAAGATGACAAGGTATAAATGCTCCCTCATGTACAAATCCCGTTGTTACAGATCCTACACCCAACCATTGAAATTCCATAAACACTAACTGTGTTTTTGTTACATCTAAATTAAAAAGACTTCCGCCAGTGCCGTTGCATTTATCAATATTCCACTCTGCCTGAGTTTTACGATTTTCCACAGGAGCACCGGACACATAACTACGTATGACCCAAGACAGTGTACCGTTGCCGGCTTGTTCGAAAAATATTCCATTATTGTCGTCGTAATACCCAGTGCGTTTAGTTACATTAGGAACAGCGGCGTGGAAATTAATACTAGACAATATCTGCTGACTCTTTCCAGGCATATAATGATGATAAAACTTAGTTTGATGCACTACCCGACTGTTAGCATTATTTGAAGTGGTTAATCTTGCACAGGCTTGATTGGATTGAAAGGTTACAGAGCCGCCATTGAATATCTTGTCAACAAAGTTAGGATCTAAACCATATAAATGTTTGTAGTCACCCAAAGTAAAAGGGCTAGACATACGAATACGACCAAACGCATCAGTTTGTCCTACTTTAAGAGTGGTACGAAGTACAGGCTGACCCAATGCATTGTACTCCATAGTTTTATGAAGATTCAGCAGATTGGGTTCATCGGAATGGACGTAATTTGTGGAATTTGGGTTTTGTATTCCCATATTTTAAAATCCGTATTTAGATTTAGTGGCGTTAAAGACTTGTAATACTTCGTCTGCTGACAAATTTCGACTATAACAATACACTTCGGCTATTTTACCATTTAATAAATTACCGCCTGGTGCAAAACAAGCTAGATTAACTGATCCATCTCCGTCGTGCCCGGTTCCGTCACCGTAGGTAATATCGATGCTACTAAGTACGCCGTTAATATACATTCGAATCTGTGGAGCAGAAAAAACTACAGCAGCACAATACCAAGTGTTCGCACTTAAACTACCAGTAGATCTGAAAGCACCGGGGCCAGAAAAAGGAGGATTATCTGCATTACCGGCCCACAGAATAGAGGAATTAGAGCCATATATAAAATGTCCACCTGCAGAACTACTGACAAGATTGTTGTCAGCAGCCAAGGTATTAAATTGGAACCAAACTATTTTGGTGTACATATTTGGCGGGATTACAAAAAGTTGTGAACCTGTTGAGTATTGATTTACGCCATTGAAGGAGAAATAGCTAGGAGTTCCTGAAACGTATGTCGGGGAGTTTACAAGAGTTTGATTCGCACCAACACCTGACAGATCTATCCAAGTGTTACCCGATCCAGGATAACTAGCCGGGTCATTAGCGTCTAAACGCATGGTTAAACCCGATGTGACCACAGCGGGTAACCAAGGGCGTCCCTCAATGAGACCGCCCACATTGGGATTGTCTACGATTGCATTGTTATTATATTGGGTGGGTAATTGGGTAATATCATATACGGGTCTACGATTATCAGTTGTTCTTTTAACGGCAGCTATTTCTAATTTTTGTACCTGTCTTTGTTCTTTATTAAATGTTGCAGGATTGTCGTTGAGT